TGTTCCTTGTTTAAATAGAATCTAAGGTTTAAAAGATCTCCTATTGTTGTAAAATCTACTACCTCAACACCTGTCCTGTTATTCGTTGTAGCTTGAGATATATTACCTTTCAAATCAGGTGATAGATTGCTCTGTACTTTGTATGAATTACCAAATGTACCCCAATTTGCATCTATAGGTTTTGGGGTAGTTCCGTCTGTTTCAAAGTTTTGTAGTTCTAACTCGGTATGTATTGTATTTAGCTGTGTAGGGTGGTTAACATAATCGAAATAATTAATATACGTAGTTGTACTAAGATCGATATACTCAACCTCTACGAATTTAAAAAAAGTATTCTCTGTATCCTGTGATTTAAAACTAGTTACAAACGCTTTATGCGTTTGATTTCTATCTGTTAAAATATCAATATTTGAGCCGTATCTCAAGTGCTGAAAACTCTCAAACTGCTCTTGATTCATAATGATTTGAAAGGCATAGCATTTATTTTTTTCATAAAATACCATTATATTCTTATCGCCTTGCCATTCATCGTTAGTTACGTCTATTTTGTCGTCTTGCTTGCTTAGACTAGATTCGATAAACATTTCGTCCGTGAACGTGTCAGGAATTACCCCGGGGGCTTTAGATATAGTTATTTTTTCTATTTTCATTCTAAACTATATTTTACAATATCTCCACTTTGCAAGCAAGCATATCCTAAGTTATTTGATACCATTTGTATATCCATCGCCCTCTCCCCTATAATCTCCTTTTTATCCCACGCACTACCAACTCTTTCGTAAATTATATTTGAATCGTCTGAATTAGCTATAAAAATGTTGTCGGTGTTTTTGCTAGATACGTTTTCAAAATCTTCCGCAGTTACCTCGCTTATATCTACCCAATTCGCACCATCATCTATTGATGTATATACTACACCTAATCTTCCGCATATTATCCATTTATTTACTCCATCATATTCTACTCCTAATAATTCATCTGAAGTAGGTGAGGTTATTGAATTCCAATTAACACCAGCGTTTGTAGTTTTGTAAATTATACCGCTCTCACCTACTGTTAATCCTGTGTTTGTATTTTTAAAACAAACGCTATTTAATCTTGTGTCTGATGTAACTAATGAGATATCTGTCCAGTTTGCGCCTCCGTTTGTAGTTTTTCTTATAACTCCTACCCCTCCGTTACTGCCTACTACATATACAATGCTTTCGCTTTCCATATATACAGCGTTATTAACTCCTGAACTTCCAGACACATCTGTCCAATTTGCGCCAGAATCAGTAGATTTAGCTATATTGCCAGCTTCACCACATGCAAATGCTGTGGCATTTATCATATAAACATCATTATATGATAACCCAAAGCCTATAGTTCCAAGCGTCCAGTTTTCACCAGCGTCACTACTTATTACATATACTTGCGACCCTCCAATACTTACTATATTATTATTGTTTACTGCTATTCCGTTTAATGATGTCGTATTGCCTGTTGTTTTAAGTCTCCAATCGTAAGTTTCTGACGGTAACGTAACAATCTTAGTATATTCTATTGTTGTATCTATCGTTCCCGCTTGTGTAGTGTATCCAACTTTTGAAATACTGTAATCTACAGATGTTTTGTACTCTTGTAGATGTACTTGACCGTTTATATCTGTCGTGTATTCATTCCCTTCTACTGTTACAGTTGCTCCTTGCACGGCTGCGCCTGAGCTGTTAACTGAGATTGAGAAGTTGAATGTTGCGGGTGTTGATGCTTTTTTAAGTCTATAACTTATATACCAAGTTAAAGTAGGTGTGCTATACGATCCTATATCTGTATTGTATTGGTAATTTCTGGATCTATCCCTGTTAGCTGTGCCATAATATACTGTGTCTTTAAATTTTAAAAACGATCCATTATATACTAATCCAGCTCCTCTAGCTGCGAAGCCATAGTCATTTGTCCCTGAATTCCCTGTCAGCCACGTGTTATCTCCTGCTTCTTTTAAAACCTTACCTTCTATATTACTCCCTACAAAATCACGCAATACTTCATAATCATTATACGAAGGTATATCGAAAGAAGCTATCACAGGGACTAGTCTTTCAATTGAGTTAAAATTATACAACAAACCATATGTCTCTATGTTATTTACGTCATTATTCGGGAAGTCAATACCTCCCTGTAGATCGTCAATATCTAAATTACGCTTAGCCCATATCTGCGTACCTATCTGTATAGTTTCGCCAATTGCGTAACTCATCGAAACTTCCTGTGATGTATCACCTGTAAGAGTGTACAACTTAGTGAAAAAACCATTTTTATATAGTTCTATTTCATCTGTTTCGTTAGCAAATATTGAAGCTTCACCGCTTGCATTTGTTGTGCCTAATATGCTATCGTTTAGTTTTATAACCACACCTTCCTGTAAGTTGTCGTGAGGATCTTTTACTGTCATTATTATAGGTATTGCCACTTCGTAGCCTCCTAAATGAAACATTCCACTTTTATAAGCTACGCCGTCAACTTTGAAATAATAATTAAAGTATCCTGAGCCTAATTCATTCGACAAACTAGGTGAAATTTCTTGCCCTTGAAAAACTATATAATCGCCAAGAACAGAAGTACTAGTTGTAGGTATGAATTCAGTAACTTTAATATATTCACCACCTGTTGCCCTGTATTTTCGTATATTAAACTCTGTAACCGTGCCACTTAACTTAACAAAAAACTTCGGAAACTTAGGGTAAGTAAACAAGTTTGTTGTATTGTTTCCTCCGTATTCTGAACCTAGTTGTTCGTCTTGTAGTTCGTCAAGTAGTATGTGTACGTTTCCGCTCATGGTGTAAATTTAACAATTATTATCTACTATACCTAAAAATTGTATAATTACTAGAGTCTAGCACGTAAATCTCGTCGTTATCTAAGATTATTTTAGTAGGCGTAGTACATTGGCTGCTTATGTCTAAGAATCTATCCATGTAAGTACCGCCAGTTAACGTATCGGAAGTAGGTAGTCTATATTGGAATAGTTTTTTTTCTTCAACCCCTATTGTTATTAAATTTTTACCTGCTGGATCTAAACTAAGTCCGTCGCTATATTCCGATTCATCACCAAAATTCAATATCTCTCCTGTATTAATAGCGGTGCTTATATCTTCATTCCCGAAATAATATTGATGAGCCTTACCTAGATTTGGCATAGGTGCTGGTTCAATGTGATAGAATTTATCTCCTTTTGTATTTAACTCAAAGCTATTTATAAAAGGGGTTGTTAGAGTAAAACTTTTACCTGAATAGCTACCTGTTGATAGCTGATAAGGAGTCGATAAATAATACTGAAATATTATATTGTGAGCACTGTCAACTACATAAACAGAATCTCCAGTTCTGTTAAATTTAAAATCAGCCAGAAAACCTGTGCCTGTTACCTCTCCTGAAACATCTAGAAAATCATTAAAGTAAGTCGGGTTACTTAGATTAAAAGGTATGTAGTATTTATAGATCTTTTTGTTTGTATTTCCTCCGATGTATAGGAATGAATTCTTAAAATTAAAGCAAGTAGGGTCTGTGTCTTGATCTGTAAAAACATTTGAATCTCCAGAATAACTAAAGTCTCTTATATCTATGTAAGGGTCTTGATATAAATAACCGTCTAAGTTTATAAAGTTACCTTCGTTAGCTATTCGAGATATTGAAAGCGGTTGTACCGTGCCTAAATCTGTCTTAAATGAAGTGTCTAAATTTATAAGTCCTCGTAACCAAGTTTCTGTAGTTAATATAGGGAACGTTTCAACCTCTGGAGGCACAGGGAATTCTAGTTGTGCTATTCGTTTATCTGGCTTCAAAGGTGCGTTTAGTACATCGGTTGTCTGCCAGTTATTGTTGACCTTTAAGAACTGAACATCACACGGCGAATAAGGCATTTCAGCGATATTGTTTACTAGTAAGTTATTCATAGAGAAGTTTTTATTCACTTCGCCGCTAACTTCGTTTATCTCGTACTCGACCGTTTTAATTTCGAAATCCCTAATAAACGATACGCCCGTAGGAATTGATAGTTTAACCCTGTAATTTCCTGTTACGCCTACCGTGAATTCGGCTACACCATCAACTGTGTTTATGTAATGATAATATTCGAATTCCGCTGTATTCCATATTCTAACACGTATATTATTTATTGTGTTGCTAATTATTCTTATAGAGTCACCAGCAGTTAGACTTATTAGGTTAGTTGTTATTTCAATAGGTGAACTAGAATTATTTGTTAAATCCAAATCAGTTAGCGAGGTGTTTGTCCACGTAGAGCCGTTTAGAAGTAAATCTGTTGAAGTATTACTAAAATCTTGATATTTATTCGCTCCTGTTAGAGTTGCTGTACAATCAGCTAAGAATATTTTACTTGAATACTGATCTGGCCTAAGTAACACATCCATGATATCGAACTCCCAAGCCCCGAAATCTACATCTTGATCTTCCGTGAAAGTTGGCGCTTGCTTGAAGTCAATTCTTCCAGAACCGAACAAATCATTTTTACTTGTTTGGTCATAAACTAGTCTTCGAGGTTTTGCCAGAGCCGAACTGGTAAACTGGCTTTGAATTTCTGACCAATTTCGACTTTTGTAGTTGGTTAAATCTTTTCCTATAACCGAGTAATCAATATCTATTACTTTCATTAACTCGGCTTGCCCATTTGTAAAAGCTGTTGTAGCGCCTGAAGATAGATCACCCTCAATTCTTAAGTACTTGTGGAATATCTCCCCTAACATATTTATAACATCTCCCGTTGTAAATGTTGTAGGGTCTCCGTCGTCTCCAGTCAGTACTTCAGAAGGGATTACAAGAGCGTCAAATAGTTCTGTGCCTTCTAGTTTTAATAGTAAATTCCGAAAGTTATTTCTTAAGATATCATTCCATTTGAAAAATTCTGTACCACCTAGAATCTCGTCAATGTCATTTAACATATCAGCAAGCACCATTCTGAAAGGCTTGGCTCCTATGAAGTTGTTTTTTGTGCCGTAAACTATATCTGTTGTTTCGGAAGACTCGTCGTGGTCTGTGTATATCTTATATTCTATCGGTTCGTACCAGTCATCAGCAGCTACTAAGTTATCGTATGTAACTACAATTGATAATACGTTATAAACTTCGTTTGTAAATGTATGTATTTGCTCGTGCGGTACAAATGTAGGGTCTTCAGGGATTGGAGCCGTAGCGTAACTACCGACATTAAACCCGCTAGGATCATACAGAACTACTACTCCTTGCTTAAGATCCCACTTACTGTCCGCGTATAATCTTATTTCTTTTACTGCCCGAGGTGTTTTGAATTTTACATGAACATAAGGTTCGATGTTATTGTTATTCCATCTTGCGCCATACCATGTTTCATTTCTGTTTATTTTATCAGTGTTGCCGTTAAATAATTCTTGATAACCCGACGGTGTGTTATTCCAGAATGCACCATCTGGATCAATAGCCCCCGATGCATTGCCCTCTACACGTTCAATTTCATCGTACTTTACTGGCGTAAACGGAAACTTAGTAGAAAATTTAGTTCCGAAATTTGTTATATTAGTAGGGCTTAAAATAGCTCTTTGCTCACACGAATACTCGTAATCTTTTGAATCGTCTAATTTTGTGTACTCATTGTAACTCTCTACCTGCGTTACTACTATTTTCTTTGTGTCGTCCCAATCTGCATCTAATTGTAAATACCCGTAAGCGATATCTTCGTATAAAATACCGTTATATTCTTGTATTTTGAAACTTATTTTACCTGCATCCATTCTACTACGAAGATAATCGTAGTCGTCGCCAAGTTCATTCCCTCCTATTGTAATTGTGTTCTCTAAAGTAAGCCTATCTTGTACGTTTGTACGCTCTTTTTTGATAATTAAATCTTTAAAGTTAGCACTTAGCTCATGAGTACCTTGGATGAATATTTTGTATTTGTTCATTGTAGAAATGTTTCAGTTTCGCCGTTGTGGTAACGCTCTTTGTGCCCTCCCAACGGAATAATTATAGGCTGTCCTTTCAAAATAGCTTTTATCTCGCTTAGCTCTCTTTCCATCCTATAGGTTTTAAAGATAACGTTATTTTGTGATGCTTTCAAATTTTCGTAGTCTGAGAACATAGATAGATCTTTATCTGATATTATGCCGTCATTAATTGCTGTAAGTAATTTAGTTGATTGCTTAGAGCTTCTAGCTTTAATAATAGATTCCTCATTACTTATTCTTACCACGTTACTATCACTCGTTTCTGTCCCCTCACCTTTAAAGCCTATTACCCCGTCTTTAAATGCTAATTCACCTACTGTTTGAGTCGCTACTGTTATGATTCCAGTTGTCATATTAGCGTTATTTGTCGCTATTGTTGCGGCTAATGGAGCGACCCCTAATGGCCCTAGAGGAGCATAAGCGGCTGTAGCTGCTGCGTTAGCTACCTGTGTATCTTTTACAATACTAGCAATTGCTAGTCCTTGCTCGAATAAAAATAACGCCTTGCTAATTTCAGAGTTTTCACCCGCTATTGTTCTTAACGTTTGTGAGCCTGCTCTTATCACTCCGATTCTAGCTTGTTCTAATTCATTTATTTTTTCTAATTCTTTTTGTTTTGCATCAGTTTCTTGTATGCCTAATTCCCTCATTTTAGCATTATGCTCAACAGCCGCTGCTTCTAAAGCTTCATTTTGTCCTGCTAATGCTTGCCTTTCTAAAGCATATCTTTCTTCTTCAGCTGCTATTTGCTCAGTAAACGCCTCTTCGTTATACACATCTAAACTAGATAGTATAGATATTTTTTCGTCAATTAAAGCTTGTTGATTTTCTAAATCTGATAACGCTCTATTTAGGTCGTTTTGTTCTACTTTATTTAGATATTCCTCTTGTAACTGAAGCAATAATGTATACTTAGCTCTTTCAATTGTAGTTAATTGCTCGGCGCTTTCTTCTGCTTTTGCTGTTAATTCATCTTGATTTATTTCAAATTCATCAAGCTTTAATTTATAAAATACTTCCGCTAATCTTTCTTCTTTGTCAAATTGATTTCTTACTAATTCTATGTCGAGCTCTCCTGATTCTTTACGGATGCTATCTAGCAAAGCTTGAATACGCTTAAACTCCGCAAGCCTCTTACCTTCTATTTTAAGAAATTCTTTTTGTCCTTTTTCAACTTCTTTGTTAATTTCTTCTATAGCTTCTGAAGACGTAGCTACTAATTCATCGAAATTAGCTAAATCTTCCTCGACGTTTATTATGTCAGTATCTACAGGTTCTTTTGTTACGCTTAATAAGTCATTTAGTACATTTATTTTTTTATTAAGTGGATCAATTGATTCTCTACTTATTTCGTTAGCTTCTTCTTCAAGCCTGTTAAATGCACTATAGTTATTTATTAAAGTTTGTAATGCCTTTTGCTCATCTGTTCTGCTATCTATTATAGCACCTCTTTGAGTTACAAGTTTTTCGCCTGCCTCGCCAGCTTCTTCTTGTCTGTCAACTTCCTCTTGTAATAAGATAATTGTTTCTTTAAGCTTTTTTTGGACGTCTGTTTCGGAAGACACAAACTCCTTATTAACAGTCGTTGTAGCTTCTAAGGCCGCTATTATATTTTGCCCTTGTTTTATTCTTATATCCGCGATTTCTGCTAATTCTTCTTCACGCTCTTTTTCTAGATTAGCTAAGGCTATTCGTTTTATAACGTTCTGAAGATATACACGCAATTGGTCGTTTAATAATTCGTAGTTTTTAGTTTCTAAACTTACGCCTTTTGCGACTTCAGGCGCTATTTGTTGTAGTTTCTCTAATGCCGCGTTCTGTTCTTCGCGTGTTACATTGTTGTTTTGGATTATTCCTGTTAGCTTAAATACTTCTTCACGCTCTTTTTCTATTTCTTTTTCAGGTGATAACTCCAAAAATTCAGCCGTTGCTATTTTTATATTTGTCCACGCTTTTGTTACCTTTCGCAACGACGGCTCCAGCCTTTTACCTAGCGAGATTTGCAGACCTTCTGAAGCAGATGCACTTGCTTTAAAGTCGCCCTCTAGGTTATCGGCTAAAATATCACTCATTCGTTTAGCTGCTCCCGCACTATTTTCTAATCCGGTTGTTAGTTTTTCAATTGCCGGCTGTGAAGTTGCTAAGATAGAAGCTACTGCTGCACCTCGTTTACCGAATAATTCCAAAGCTGCTGCGTTCGAGTCGCTAGATTCACGAATTTGTCTAAGTGCTTCGTCGTAGTCCATTCCCGAAGCAGATAGGTCTAAGAATATATTTCTTAATGCCGCTCCTGCTGAACTTGCATCTATATTTCTATCTACTAATATACCCAATTCAGCTGTTACGCGTTCTAAACTTACTCCCGCTTGATTAGCCACTGGTGCGACTGGCGCAATAGCTACCTTGAACTTCTGTAGATCTAAAGCGGATGAACTAAACGCTTTCGCCATTATATCTACAACTTCTCCAGTTTCAGAAGCGTCTTTTTGAAATGCATTTAAAACCCCTGCTGTTACTGCTGCTGAATCTGCTAAGTCCTCACCTGTCGCGATTGAAAGCTCTAATATTCCCTCTGTTGCGTCTTCAATTGATTTTGCTGTGAATCCTAATTTCGATAATTCAACCTGTAATTGTGCTACATCTCCCGCGCTTCTTTGAGTAGTTCGTCCTAGTTCTAAGGCTTGTTTTTCTAACGTTTTAAGTTCTGACACTGAAGCTCCAGAAACAGCACCCAAGAAACTTACTTTTTCTCCAAACTCTGCGGTTACTTTTACGGCATCTGTAAGAGCGTCTTTAACCACTCCAAGTCCTTGAGTTATACCAACAGCGGCTAAACCTCCACCAATTAACTTAGTAGCCTTACTCCATGCCTTACCGTAGTTACCTACTTCTCTTTGTGATTGCCCTAGTTCGGTATCGATAGATTTTAATCTCTTATCTAAATTCTGAACTTCTTTAGCTGCTTTTTTAAACTCTCTCGAATCTTGGCCTAAAGTTAGAGCTAAATCTTTTGCCTCGTTTCTTAGTTTAGTAAGGGTAGCACTTTGCTTTTTGTATTCTGAATTTAAGCTTTTATTTTGCTTTTCTAATCGCTCACCTATTTTACGCTCCTGCTCTGCTAAAGCATTCTTTTTTTGCTGAGTAGTTGCTATGGCCTGAATAGTCTTTTCGCGCTCTCTATTTAATCCTTCTTGAATTTTAAGTGTTTTTATTCGCTCTCTTTCTAATTTTTCAGCCTCACGATTCAGTAAGTTAGCCTTTTTTATTGCATCGCTGTTAACCTTTGATGATTTAGCTAGATTCTCAAAATCCTTGCTTAACTCCCCTGCGCTTTGGTTAAGCGAGTCTATTACAATATCTATTTCTTTTAGTGATTTTTCTAATCTCTCAAGACTCGATACATCGCCATCAAATATATCCTTACCTGTAATTGCTTTATCTGCCATTGCGCTTTATTTCCTTGTTAATATCTTCTATGTATCCGTATATCTGTCTAGTAGAAGTTGCACGGACATCTAATGTCATTTTATAATGTCGATTTATAACTCTTTCTAGCTCGTATAAATCTTGCTCTTTTCCGTCTTTAATTTCTTCAATTTGCTTTCTTAGTATATAAATATCAGTTAATAGTGTTCTATCTGATGTAGCGATGAATTTTAGTTCAAGTGATTTTAATTTATTCTTTAGTTTAAATTTCCTATGATATGACTTACTAACCCCGAATACATCGATCATTTCAGATTCAATGTTCTCGTTAATAGTATGTAAGTGCTTTATATTATCTTCATTTATCTCTATTTTCTCTTTGAGTAAATGCTTTATATTATCTTCTTCTCTAATTAATCTGTAGTTATAAAATGGTAATTCATTAATTGACGTCCAGCACTTTTCTGAAATCTGCTCTAGCGTCGAATAAGATTGTTTCTTTAACAATTCCGTAGAGTCTTGAGTCTTCGAGCTGATTGATCTCTTCCCCGTATTTTTTAACGAGGTCATCATTTTTTTCATCCAAGCTTTCGATGTCGTGACTGTTGCCATTTTTTATTAGTTTCTTTTTATTATGATAATTTACTTCGTCTTCTAGGTTTACTATACTAGGGTTATTGCTAGTTAATGTCCCTTTTTCTGCCTTAGCCTGTATAGTGAATTCTGTATATGGATTTTCCGCACTTATAGATTGACTTGAACCATCTATACCGTAATCTCTTACTTGTGCTATATTCTCATCTATTATTAAATCTTCGTTCTCTTCAATAGACTTTTCTATCGACTCTGATAGATCGAAAGTTCTTAGATTCTCTAATATTTTCTTAATCTTATTCATTTAAAAAAAGGGGATATTATTTATCCCCCTCCTTATTTTTGTTAGACTTTTTCTTGTCTTTCGTTAGCTCCTTGTACGCTTCTTTGATATCTATTTTATTTCTAACTAGATATCTATTTCCTGCGTAACGCTTGCAAAACTCGCTTTCGGTCATTTTGCAAGCTTGCTCTTTATCAAATACTTTATCTAGCATTATGCTACAGTTACAGTTGAAGCGTTAACCAAATCAAAGTTATAAGTAGTCGTTGGGTTGAATGTTATAGTAGGTTGAAGTACATCAGTAGAAACAACACCAACCGCATGATTCAACTCATATACACCATCTGAAACCTCATTAACAGAATCTATAGTTACTGCCGCTGATTGGGTATTATTATACAAAGCAAAATCAGCTAATAATAATCCTGTTACTGCTGCATCATACTTAGTAGTTAACTCAATGGTAGTCTTAGTTGCTACCGCTGTAAATGCTGGTGTAAATACTTGCTTACGTGCGTTTACATCATTAAATAAATCAATTCCGTGTGTATCTCTAGGAATTACTCTCGTTAATGAATCATCAACAGTTTTAGGAATAGTAAATTGAATCTGAACAGCCGATACAGTCGTATCAGTTGCAGGTATCATAGTAGCTCTTAGCGATCCTTTAAGAATATTAATAGGATATACTTTTTTATGTGTAGCAGGATCTGTTTGATACACGTAATTACCATCAGTATCGGCGTATGTGAATCCCATGTTTAACGAAGTCAAGCTATTGAACTGGTCAATCAGTTGAGGATTCGCATTAGAATAAATGGCCGTGAAAGTACGTGGCCCTTGAGCGATAAAAGCAATATTACCAGAATTAAACTCCTGAGTAGTGCTATCTCCTCTAGTGTCTTCTACGTTTTCTAACTCACCGTCAGCAGGGTAGAACCTAGCAAACTGATCCGATTCTGCTAATGCTGTATTGATATTTGCTAATGTGAAATCAGCTACGGTATCAAATCCGTTACGTGCTCCCGCGCTATCCTTGATAGGCTGGAAAAATAATTTAGATGCTACTTTTAATCCAAAAGGACAATCTGAAGCAAATAAGTCATTAATATTGTTATCACATGCCATTTTATGAACAAGTTTTAAATTTATTTGTAAATTCTAAATTGAAATTTATTTCTACAGCGCTATTTTTATCAAAAATTATTGCTTTTCGATTACCGTCTTGTAAGGCTAGCCTGTAATGAGTGTATGATTTAGTTCTATATTGTAATTTCTTACTATCTATAGACTTATCATTTAATAGATATTTTTGAAAACCAAACGCAATAGCTTTTAACCCGCTTAATGTATTTGTATGAATTTCATTAGTAGACCAATCTGACCAGTTTATCGGCGCAGTTACAATCATTTTAATAGACGTGCTTTGAAACCTTGAGCTATTAGGGTCATAATCATAATTTTCCTCTATTGGTTCTATGAATAACATTGCTGGATACGTTTCTTTTTTCTGCAACTCACTAACCACGTCTTTTAACATCCCATTCAAAAACGAACACGTAACCGATTGCTCAGTTTTGTAAGTATTAAATAAAGCCGTTAGATACGCAATTATATCAACATCCTGCAAATTATTTATGTTTCTTGACAACGCCATTAAAATACTATTATATCCTGTTGTTTAAATGTCCACTTCGGAAAATCGCTAATATTAGCTAACATATAGTTAAAAAAAGTATTCTCAATTGCATATTCCCAATACCAGTTATAATTCTTAGCGTCGTATGGTTGTGAATTAATAGAAACTATACCTAAAGATTTATCACATGTATACTCTCTAAGGTCTTTACCTGTTAGTCTCGCTGCTTTGTTTCTTGCCGTCTTAGCCTTTCCGGTGCTTGGTCGGTCTGTCTCGCTACCTAGCAATTGAACCTCCCCGCTTCCAGTGTTAAAACTTTTCTGATAGTGCAATACAGCAAAATAACAATAACCCTTTAGTGTTTCTTTTAACCCTCCCCATTCCAAAGTATGCTCAACACCGTCAACATCTTTTACAGTATATTCCTTAGAGCCTTCGATAAGATCAATGTATTTCTGAGTCTGTGGGATTCCGTCAACATCTAGATCTTCTTCTAATAATCTAAACTCATGACCACCCATAATATCAGTCAATACTCTTATTTCTTCCTCGTTAATAACCTCTTGTAAATCTGGTTCTTCTAGAGATAATTGAGTAAGGTTATAATCTCCTGTAAAATCTGCAACTGTGTTTATCATTCTTCCTTAAGTTTCTCGTTTGCTTTTTTAAGCTTAGATTTGTAATTTGCTAAATTAGCTTGAGAAAGTCTTAATTCTTCCTTAGTATCTGCTAATTGCCTTTCTAACTCTTCAACGCTTGAATTATCAGCCTCTTGTTTATTAGCTTGCGCAAGTCTTTCGACTTCAAGTTTTAAAGCTTCGTTTTTATCTTTTAAAGCGTCTAATTCAGTTAAAGAGCTGTTTAACTCCTCGATTTTAGCCGTCATTTCAACTTTATCAGATTCATTTTCAGCAATATTGTTTTCGAGTTCAGAGTTGTCTGGCTCCGAGGGTTCGACTATTTTGATGCAATGAACCTTTAACCATTGCCCATAGCATCTTAGAAAGTTTTTAATTTTACTATCTGTACCTTCAAATGTAATTTTCATAATTAAAGATTACTAGGAGAGCCGAAGCCCTCCGTATTAATATTAAGCGTCTGATAAACCTGTTTTCGCGCCAGCAATATTAACCTTCATAAACATTAATGGATTATAATTAGCTAATATAACATGCGCCTCTAGTATCAATGCTACTTGATTATTAAGCTGGTAAGATACATCTGTACTCATGTACATTTCCAAATCTTTATAATCAAATACAGCAGCAGAACCAGCGAAATCACCTAGCCAAATTTCACCAATAGTTACAGCGTCAGATTCAACAACAGGAACTCTATTGATAACTACGTTACCTTGTGTGTCTACAAATTTCATAACGTATTGACCTGTTGTGTCTTTCAAATCATTCAAATCTGATGCATCATAAGGATTGATTAGAATAGCAGTAGTTTTGTTAAAGCCTTGATTTAAAGCTCTCATAGCGTTACTAGCAACATCCCCGATATTAGGATTAAATACTTTCTTATATCTTGGATGCTCAAATGTACCTGTCCATGCTGAGGTATCAGCCTCTACAACATATGCTACTTCAATAACAATTTTTTTCTTAGTATGTACATGTACATTAAAAGCATCATTGTATGTGGCTTCAGTTGCATTAGCAATAGTTAATTTATATCCTTCCCATAACTTATGGTCGTTAGTGAATTCTATCAATACAGAACTACCATCTCCGAAAGAAGATACAGAGGCAATAGAACCAGCTGCGAAAGTTCCATTTAATGCAAAAGTTCTTACATTAGCATTTGTGAAAATACCTTGCAAGTGATTGCCTGTGCCTGAGCCTCTAAACATTTCTTGATTCTCTTTGTAGTAGTACTTACGAGGCAATACGTTTTGAACCTGAGAAACAATAAAAGGTCTTGACTCTATCATGTCTTTAGATATCTTAGTATAAGCACCAATTCTCTTTTTCTCAAATGTCTTATATTCTGCCTTGAAATCAAATTCAACCAAAGTGCCATTCTCAGAATTAACATCAATAGTATTAACCCAATCAACAATCTCTTCAGAGATTACAAAAGGAACATCAATAGGGCTTGTAGGCATTAAATCTCTTGCTCTAATGTTGTTTTCCTGATAAGGCTGTATAACTACCACACCTGTTTGATCGGTTAATGTAGCCGGTTTATTTGCAAAGCCGATATAATTACCAGAAAGGGAAACATCTTTAAGCTCCATTTTCTGAGAATTACCATTAGGATTCGCTAGGTAATTTTTATAAGCATCTGAATCAGTGAACTTATCTGCTAAGTCTTTAAATGTAACTACCTCAAGACCGCTTGAATTTTTATTTTTATTAGCATCAATAAGTGTAGCTTGCATTTGAACTACTTTCTCGATATCTTCCATAGCTTCTTTTAACTTAGCCATGTCATTATTATCAGTCAAGTTTTTAACTTGCTCAGTCACTTTTTCTAAACCTTTTTCAAGGTTAGAAAGATTTTCTTTCAACTGGTCATTACCTTCTAAATTTTTAGTAACATCCTCAAGTTGGGTTTTGACTTGTTCTTTTACATTTAACAAAAGACCGTCAAATTCTTTTTTTAATTCTTCATTCATTTCAAAAAATTTTAAAATTACTAATTAATTGCTTTACTTCTTGAGTGTCGATTGACGGCTCATTATTATCTTTGTGAGTGCCTTTCAGCGGCTCGTTTTTACTTTCTACTGTTAATGTTGGGGTTGCATAATTACTGCCTTTTAATACTGCGGATCCCTCAACCACCTTAGCTTCTTTTACTACCCAGAAATAACCTTGAGCATCTGCTACTTCTTTATTAGCAACATCTGGATAATATTTTTCCCACGCTTCAAATTCAGCACCCCAATCTTCATCGTTTACAGCCATTACTAATTTTACATAACGCATCCCAACGCTATGTTCTTTTACCCTACCGTTATAATAAAGCTTAAACATATAAGGATTTACATCTTTTCTTATAGTAGATTCAAATACTAACGCTTGTGTCTTTCCTTCTATATCAAAACCAAGCTCTTTGAATGTGTAATTCTGAGTGTATGCCGTTATATCTTCGCTATCTGCAATTAAATGATCGAATTTATTAACATGCTCTTGCAAGTGCATTATGCTTTTATTCTCTTTTAAAGATTTGTCCCATATACCTGGTACGTGCATATCTGAATGCGAGTCTATTAAATTAGTCGTATTAATAACTACCTTAACTTTTAATTCATCTATGCTATCTATATTCGCTTCTGATTTATTGGCTGTTTTTTTACTATTAGAAGGCATGATAAACATAACTGAATCAGCATGTTTTGTTTCAGCTTTTTTCTGAGCCTCTAAAGTGCTTTTATTCTCGACAAGAAACTTAAATAGCTCTTTCTTGTCTTTAAATTCAGGTATATTTAACTTGTCCATAATTATTTTTTGACTATTTTATTATCATTTAAAGACTTATCTTTTTTGTCTTTAAGCTTCTCCATCTGTGCTAGTTGCTCCTTCGTTAGTGCCATTTGCTTTAGTATTTAGTACGATTGCTCTCTCTTCTGGTGATAAGTCAAGTATTGTCCTGTCGTCGTCAGATTCTAAACCGTTAGCCTGTGCAATATCCGCTATTGTTGCCGCTCCTTTTTCGAATGCCTTAATAGTTGCCTCAACATTCTTAGCCTTTGTTTCGGCTGCTTGTTTCTCGTCTTTCTGAAGTACTTGTAAATGATCGAATGAACCTATTATTTCGTAACCTAATTCTCTTAAGCCTAGTTTTTCGGTCTCAGCTTGATTCATTCCTTGCGCGAAAGGTATTACGCTATCTTGATAGAATCTTAACCATGCTAAATTTTGATTATCGAAAGTAGCGCCTTGTAAATAAGTTTCTATTAAGTTTTTAGGCACTCTTAAACCGTTACCGATCATTATAGAGCTATTCCATATTTCTTCGAATAAACCTAAGTCATTTGGTGACATAGCCATATTCGTGTACTTAATAGACTCGTTAGTTATATAGTACTTACTTTGTCCGTATTTTGTGCCAAATCCTTCTAAATCTTTATCGAACTGCTCTCGTTCGGCTGGCAACATTGGCATTTTATCCCCTGCATTTTGCTTGTCAGATGAGATAATACCTAGCATTCCGTGGTTGTTATAGAACACATTTCTACTTTCTAAAGCCGCTTCAATATTCGAAATAGGCATTTTCTGAGGAAGTAAAGGTGACATTCCCTTATAAGGATTATCATTTAATCCCGCTGTCATTGTTAGATTTACCTCATTGGCATGCATTACTAAATGCGAGCCAAATTCTTTCTTATACATCCCGCTCACAAAAGCATAACCTTTTATTGTTTCGCTTAATTCAGCGGGGAATAATTCAGGATTACTTGGCACCAATGGTTTTACAAACTGAGGCCACAAAGAATAAATAGCTGTTAAATCTTTTAATCTCAGCTTATCTAAGCTTTCGAATCCTGTGTACGGTCTATAATACGTATATGAATTCCCGTTAACTTTCTGTGTAATAGTTCTAAAGTTAAGTAATTCAGCTTCTGACATAAAAGGATTAGGTTGTTTTAATAACCTATATAGATTCTGAATTTCTTCAGGCGCTTTAATTATAGTTTCACTGTTATATACTTCACCACTTTTCAAGTTCTTAATTGAGCGCTTCATGTTTGAAACAGCAGAACCCCAGATATTTACGGCTGGTTGTACTGCGGGGTTCATATAAGCTTTATTCAGTTCAGAAGAGCCACCTAAGCTCAGCCAATTAGCTGACATTGAACCGCCTGTGATGTCTATATACGGTATACTCGCCGATTGTTTATTGACCGTCTCGGATTTTTTTCTCTTACGAATGCCTATCTTATCAAAAAAATTCATTTATGCAAGTATATTTAACACTCAAAATTATATATAATTATTCTAAATTACAAAACATCCTCTATTTATATTCATTCTAAACACTTTTATACTTATATTTGTGTAAACAAAAAAATAATAGGTATGGATAAAAAGCGACGACGCAGGGGGAGAAATGAAGCCATAACTGTTTAGGTAAGTTGCCGTTGCTTGATGAATAACTTACCAAAGATAATGCGAGATACAAACTTTAAAATATAGAAATAATTAGCGACAAACACAAGAAAAGACTTTGCATGGATAAAAAAATGAATAAAGGATTAGTAAAAATTAGCAATCAATTATATGTAAATGATTGGGCAAGATTATATGTATTTATGAAAGATTTTCGCCCGACTCACATAGAGTTTAGGTATTGGGAAAATGACACTTGGTATATATATGGTGTTTCTGAAATGTTTGACGAGCTGAAAGAAGGCGATGCTGTACCTAAATATGATGTAATTTTTACGCAGCACGTAAATAAAGATATAAACTATGAATTTAAACGAGTGTAGTCTTTATTAATAACTTAAATGATATGGAATTAGACACTGACGACTTAGTTGATTTAGTAGCAAAGTATACTGAAAAAGAAAAAGAATATAGACTAATAAAAGGTGATCACGCTGTTAACGATTTGTTGTTTGATATGCAAAATGAGACACGTAATATTTTGTACAAAAGGCTATGTGAATGCTTTAAAAAATTGGATGATACATGTAAAGAACTTAAAGAACCAATAGAAATAGATGATTTGTTTAAAATAGTAAATAATCTTTAATTAGAAATAACTAAATATTATAAAAAAAAGGAACCTACTAAACAGGTTCCTTTTTATATTTAGAACTAGTCCTTAGCTCTTCAAATTCCTTCGGGGCTAACAGATCAACAAACTCGGAATAGTATGATTTTACTTGTTCCCAAGTAACTTCCTGTGTATTTCCGTGTTGATCGAATACACCTAAGAATAGTAAATAAGTAGATTCATCAGTAGATAATATTTTCCTGCCCATAGTGCAATACTCTGCCCAAGTTTTTTGCCTCTCTACTTCTTCGACTATAATAGTCGAACTTGGCAATCCTACAGGTACAGCATCGTTTATTTGCGAAGCTGGCAACTCTATACCTATATACATTTGAGTTGTTTCTACATCATTTGTTATCAAATCTCTCAGGACTATTTCGCCTATGCTGGTATAGCATACTTTTACTTCGTCAGCTACTTCTTTCTTGCACACATTCTGAACGCATTCAAGCTCTTTTTGTGGGGGTGTTGGTTTAATTATTGGCATAATATGCTATATATTTACTGTAGTTATATTCCAGAACGCTTTTTCTATCGTAATGGTGGCGTTAGTACTTGTATCCATTAAAAAATCTAAAGTATCATTGGTTACTAGATCGAACTGTCCATTAACAGGGACTACAATCACATCCGAGCCTGTTAATATCTTTTTATTCATTTCTGTTCTAGCGTCAATAGATCCATTTTTACCATAATATAGCTTAACTATTATACCGCTTGAACTTCCTGTCATGCTCACAGATCCATCTATCTTAACAGTTATAGGATATTCACCTATATATTTTAAACTACCTCCTATGTAATCAAATAAATTGCCTGATATTTCTGATATGTTTAACGAGGGGCTTTCCGGAGTACCCGCCGTTATAGTAACTTGTTCAGGTGTAGTTACATATAGCGCTGTATATGACTTATTTATTATTAAACTATATTCCTCTTGAGTTAATATAGGCATATCTTAATTTTTAAGGTAAAAATATTTTCTTAGCGAATGCATCAAATGACATAGATTCAATAGTCAGGCTTGTGTTTGCATCTGCTTCAACCTGAAGATCTAGATAATCTCCATCGTTTAAAATAAAGGGATGGATTAAAGGAACTGCTCCTATATCTCCACCTGTACCAATAGTTCTTATACTAGTACTTGCTGTTATAGCTGTAGTATTTACACATCCTGTAAATTTAAGAACTAAATTAGGATTTGAAGAACTCGCCGACATAGATACATTAACAGATAGCTCTATTTTATAGCCTGAAGCATTTGTGAGACGTCCATTTGATACTGTAATTCCTTCCACATGATCTGCATCATCAGGCTGAATATTCAAGAGATTAGCTATTTTAACTGGACTTCCTGCGGTCATTGAATATGGTCCAAATACAGTAGCTAAATATCCTCCGAATCTAACTTTTGTCTTAGTATTTATATATTCATCTTGTGTAAGTATAGGCATAGCTTTAATATAAAATTACATAATATTTTTCTCCAAATTCATCTACATATACCTCTCCAAACTCATCTAATAAAGGTTCAATTGCCCTTATTTTTAACAATGCTCTTACAAAACAATTAAATGAATTATCTTTTGCATCCTTCTCAAAACTAACTATCTCCCTTAAATAATCTAGGTTGTAAAATATTTGATTCTCATTATATACATTACCTCCCTCAGCTTCGAAATCTGCATAAGATTTTTCTACAGGTGTTACTCCGTCGCTAGTTAAGAATGGTACGCTTAGAGTAGCGTCTATTTCAGTTGTATTATAGCATGGGTGCCATAGTAGTGTGCTTTCGCTTCTATTATGCCATTTTCCAGCAGGATTGCTTAATTCATCCCCTTCTACATCTAACACTGAGGTTTTAGCTGAAATCCTTACTTTAGAGTAAGTGCCTGTTCCGTCTGTAGTTGCCATTAGGTTTTGATGGTTAGAGTTTATCGAAAGGTTCTTTACTTCGTCTCCAGTATCTAAATCAAAGGACACGAAATTACTTGAAGTATAAGTTGTATCTACTACGGGGTTTGTACCTGAACTTGGCACAACCAAGGTATAATTTGTGTAAATACCTCCTTTAATATAGGTTGTGAACTCACCTAATGCAGTTCTCACAACTTTTATTCTATATTTTTCTCCATCCGTTAAATAATTTATATCAGTACTCCATAATACTGTGAATACAGTTCCATTCCATTTAAAAAATCGTAATACATTTGACGTATGGGAACCCAAACCATAAAAATCCGTTGGAGGAATAGACCCACCACCACCCGTTATTGTCCTAGGATTCAGATAAATTATGCGCTGACTAGACGAGGCATAAGTAGGAAATTTAAAATCAACTTCCCACGTATATTCCTGAGTACTCAAATCTGCTGCAAATGGTATAGAAGTAGTTCCCACAGTTTCGCAAACTAACTTCTGACTAAATCCATTATTTGTATTATGAGGCTCCGCTTTGTCGTTATCTGTCCTATTTACAGCTAAAGTAGCAGTTACGAATAAGCCATCATTATTATTTACAATATCCGATATCGTATCTCCCTCAACTTCTGCGCAATGGTACTCTGACCCTCCAGAAAATTTAATTAAATCTATATAAACAGAAGGTATTAGCCAATTGGTTGCATGATTATAAGTTACAGATGTTTCTACTTTTGTTTCCGCGTTTCTGTAAGTTAAAGTCTCTCCATCTTGAGAAGCCTTAAACTGTAGTTTAGCCACAGTGTCACCTATTATACAAGCGTTACTAGCTGCTTTTACAGGATATCTAACAGCACCTTTGTTAGTTAATTCACCTCCATCTGCTGCACTTACTGCTTTGCCATCTACAATATAAGGCGGTATAATTTCACTACCTGATAACTTGTAACCGTATTCATTAGCATAACTTATGAATCTATTATCAGTTACTATATCCGTTACAATAGATACGTTTACTATATCTAAAGGAGCGGCTAAGGCGTTTACGCACCAAATGCGCGGCTGATCTGTATTTTCTAAGTTCCAAATATTGCCATCTAAGGTAGTAAATGTGTTTACTTTAACAGTATTAGGTACCGTCCAAACACCTCCTGCTGGTACTGTATCGTTTTGCGTAGTTGTACCATCAAAATAACTAAAACCTTCCCCAACTCTGGCAAGCGTGAAGTCTACCTGTACAGTTCCGTTACCTAATATAGCTACAGATTCAAAAGGAATTTCTTTCCGCTCCCCTTTCTTACTCCACCAACCCCAATGACCGTCAGGGAACTCTTCGGGTAAATCGAATACAACCGCTTGCTCTACACATTCGAATCTATTCCAAGGATTAGCAAATAAGGCAGTACCAGATAACTTTCTGTATTTATCTTTAGTTGCCATAATTATTTCTGTGCAAATTCGAATTGTAATTTACCTGTTGTAGCTGTGCTTGTTACTTGAACTTTTATCATTTTAAACGGGAATACTTCGCCTTGCCCGTACATTGTCGCGCTAGGCACTGCTGAAACTGTTAAGGTTACATTATCTCCTAATGTATTAACATAATCTGCGAAATAATCATACGCCTGTGTTCTATCTACTTCTCTGTCAGTGCCAGAATAGCTGTTGTCTGGATTAGAGAAAGGTGTAAAGTTACTAGCTTTAAAATTCACCGTTGCCGACTGATCCATTTGATCGCTAGGATCGGAAATTGCCTGAACAGAAAATACATTAAAATAACTGAAATCATCAATTATCTCGTAAGTAGTTGCGTTTAATTTTACCCACTTACCTTTAGTAGTAGAGGCTTGTGCTGTTGGAAATGTACCTGTAAAATCTAGGTCTGGTATTAATAATACTCTTGCTTTCATTTCTGCATAGATTTTTAATTAACTATACAAAGTTAAGCAATTAATTCGTTATTTATATTGTTTCTTAATTAAATTATTTGTAATAAAAAAGCTCCTCGTTATTGAGAAGCTTTAATTAATGTTTACTTTATTAAATCTTTTTCATTAAAATATATTTCTGGTTCTTCCGAAGTTACTGCCTTTTCTCTTCGTTGCTTAACTATATCCCTTAACCATTCCTCAGCTTTTTCTTTAGTTCTGAAAGGTGTATGCCGTGAATTATAAAAAGGATTAAGCGTTCTTTGCCTGTATATTATAGGTATTATAAATTTACCAGCAGCGCTAATAACTTCATATTCCCAGCTTACTACATCATCCCTAAACCAACGTTTTTTAACTATCTTCCTAGCTTCAGATACTACCCAACCGAATTTGGTTTTGTAAATTTTGAATTGCTTTAGTGATTCTGGTTGTTTTCCTTCTATTATCCTCTTCTCTGGATAGTCGTCTAGGTTGTCTTTTAAATCTTGTTTAGTTTCTTTCATATCTACTTCTTTTTATCTCTTATTTTATGTAGTAATTTTATTTGTCCAATTGTAATATTTTCAGGTGTCGTATCTAATAAATAAGCTAAGCCCTTTTTATTTTCTACTTCCATACTACTATCAGGTAAATTATCCCACCAATCGAAAGCGCTTTGTGTCTTTTTCATGCCTACTTCTTTTTACGTTTACGTTTAGCTTTAGCACACGACTGCTTATGTTTATGATTATTTCGTTCTTCCTTTTTCGAAGCAAAGAATTTATTTTGTCGTTTCTTGTCTTCTTCTTCGGTGTCAGGCGATACGTTAGGTATATCTGTATTATCATCTACCCAAACAAACTGCCCGTTTACAGCAACCAAAAACATAGATTCTATATCTTTGTTGGCTTTTCCGATTACATGTGATATTTCACAATCTCTTCTTTCTTTTCCCAGAATTATTAAATCATGCAATAACTTACTTACCTCTATATTACCAAATACTATAGGCTTTATATTAATTCTTTTAGGCTTATAATCCCATTTATTACTCATATCAGTTTTCTTTTATAAGTTTAACCCAAGTCTCAATTAACGCTTGCAATATCTTAATCTTGTAACCGTACTTCTTAGGAATTTTATTAGGCCTGATGTTCTGTGCGCTTCCTGATAACATCCGACTTACTTCTGACCAGTTTATTAGATTGTTCATCTAGGTACTAATGTTTAATTAATACCTAGGGTAACCTATTGTTTCGTACTCCTGTTGCTTTATTTGGTTAGGTGTTTTATTATCGTTACTCATAAACGATGATGCACCTGCTATTATTATAAACGCAAATAGTGCTATCAAAAACCAAACAAATAAACTGCCATTCCTTGAATTATGTATAGATTCATCTGTAGAAGGCATGTAATCTTCTTTTTTAAAAGTTCCTTTACCTATCATGTACCCCCAATAAGCTGAGCACTGTATCGCTTTTTCAATGTCACTCATTAACCATATAGGTTTAGAAGGATTGTAAGTGCCGTCTATATTATTATCGTTAAAACCCTGTAAGAACTCTTTATCTTCTTGAGAGTTATTTAATAGCTTTCTTACAACTTCCTTTTTTTGGCTGTACGTGTATTCCATATCTATAATTTTAGTTCAAGTAAATATACAAAAATTTGTGTTATTCTCCGCGCTTGTGATACTAATTTTTGTATTTACCATAGTTTGTTACGCATCAGGAATACATAAAAAGTTGCGTCTATTGTGTGGTCATTACCGTCTTTTGGTTGTGGTAATATAGTTCCTTGTTTGTCTTCAGCGCGTTCATAAGTTGACCATTCTTTTTTTACATTAGGTGAGTCACCTACTATAAATATACTATATGAGCGCATTATTTTTATCATCTCGATTTTATACCCAGATTTTTTTGATGTAGCCCATATGTTAAATCCTGCTTCCATTAATTCGCGCTTACCTCTTGGCTCCGCTGATTCACAGATTATTAGTTGTGATTTATCGAATTTGCTTTTCTCAAGTTCTTCCTGTATACTATCGTCAACATCACTCTTTCTATAGTTAAGATTAGTTTTATATAACCTTTCTTTTATGTATACCTCGTTACCCCTTATCCATAGATCAACTGCCGCTGTAGGATCTGGGTTATAACCAAAATCTAATCCTGTAGGTATACGCTTTGCATTCTCTGGTACTTTCTCGCAGTAATTAAGTTTAGGAAATATTAATTTATCTGTGATAACTCCCCATTCTCCATTAGCGTATATATCATAATCTACAGGGTTGTGTATTTTATCGTGTAGAAAGTTATCTAATACGTGATTATCAAAGTAACCATATTCCTTGCCTGAAGGGTGACCACATACCCAGAAGTTGTCTCTAAAAGTTGATTTTATAAGCAGTATATTACCCTTTTTATTAATCTTTTTGTATGAATGTGTTTTTGGTTTCCCGTCAAACAATTCTTGATATTCTTCAGGAATATCTTTTCTTTCTTGCCCAGTATATAAAGCAGACAGCTTATTGCCTTCTAATTCTGTTGGTAAGTCTTCCCAGTATTCTAAATCAACTAAATCATTTTTAACCCAATGCTCTGTACTTATAGGATTCCAGCTTGCTAGTATTTGCTGTCCGGGCATACCTCTTAACCTCTTTTTTATCTGGTCTAAATCAGCTTTAGCAAATTGATTAAGCTCGTCAAGTATAACCCTTTTGTAAGACGCTAAACCCTTTATACGCTCAGAATCATCTAACCCTCTAAATTTTACTTGTGAACTACCTATACGGGCTAAGCCTCGGATAAACTCATAGTTATTAGTGTACTTGTTTAGCTTAGACCCGAACCCTTTTACATCTGCATATATACTATCGTTTATATCTACATTGTATTTTCTCATCATCATTGTGTTTGATGGGTTTTGCAATGTATCTATATTGACAGCTTGGGAGTATGAATAGCTCTTACCAGAAGAAGAACCACCCATTAATAGGATCATTCTTATGTCTTCATCGCTCATAGCATCTAGTATATGCCAATACAACGGGTTAAATAGCCTTGGGTCTATATCTAGATTCATTCTTTTTCTGAAATATCTTTATAGCCTATTGTGATAGTATTGTTTATTTTATCTCCTTTACTTGTGTGATCTATTTCTTGCTTAGTACCATTTAGCCTATGAGCTTCTTTATCGGATGAAATAAGCTTCATTAAAGCTACTTGTAATGTAGCGTTGTCAGAATCGTACCACTTTTTACGCATCTTTACCTTAGTACTCACTCGGTTAACATCTATTGCTTCTTTTATAAGGTTCAATTTGTCCGAATCAGCAGGGAATAAAGTATAAAAAGTTGTCTTGCCACATGGTAGATAAGTTATAATTTCATCAATAAAATATAGGTTGTTTTCTTTTATTGCTTTTATTGCTTTATCGAAAATATCATTTTCTTCATATTTCATATTAACCTCCTTTATCCTTTTCTTTCATGGTTTTATTTGTTTTTACGTCTAATCTTTCTAAACTGATTACCTGTTATAACTTCTTTTTCTAGCAGTATCATGTTTTCGTTATATTGCTTTAAGTCATTATTGGTTATAGCTTCTATAACATTTATTTGATATTGCTTCACTAGTTCGTTATCCTCCATGACCACTATCCAATCTTTTGTTCATCTAACTTACGCCTGTACTTACTCCATTCTCCAGCCATAAACGCAGCTAATTCTAGTTTTTCCTCTATAGTTAAGTCGTCGTGTTCTTCATCATCTGTAGTTAACCTACTGTCGTAGCCTGTACTTATTTTTGCATGATCATCATCTATACATAAGCCAATATAACCGCAATTAGGGAATATGTCTTTTCCTGTTGATAGTCTGTAATGTTCTTTTCCTATTTTTTTCATATCTCTATTACTTCATAAACTCCTTTACTTATTTCTCTAAGATTCCTTATTTTATTATTTATAACTAACTCTGTTAGTCCTTCTACCACCTTTCCGGATATAGATTTTAATGTTACAGTAGTTTTTCCTTCTATAACCACATCTTCTTCTTTGCTGTCAGTTATTTCTATTCTTTTATAGTCTTTTTCGTCTTCCATATCTTTCTTTTATCCACCCCGTGAGACAACCTAACTAACTGATTGATTCACGGAGCTTTAGTTTTTTTACTTGTTTTCTAATATTTCTTCCCATTTTGCATTTAAATCTGCCCATTTACTTTCATTTCCCCAATAGAATGCTTCATGCGTATACCGCAACGGATCTGTGATGATTAAAAGTTGTTCAAAATCTAAATGAAATTCATCATCAACTGCATCAGTCTTCTCTTTAAACTCCTCATATACTCCTTCATCCTTCAGGAATTTAATAAACTTGTCTTGTATATCGCTTGAAATTATTAGTGCAGGTTCTTTTTTTAACTTATTAGCTGTATCTACGGCAATCTTAAAACACTCTACTGCTGCTATTATAGCTCCAAATGGTGTTTCTTCGTGCTTCTTAAAAATCTCTCTAACTCTATCTTGATTAGATGCAATAATTACATCTTTAAGCTTTTCTAGCTCTAATTTATAATCAGCGTCTTTCTTCTTGTGTTCATAGTCTAACTTATCAAACTGCTCTTTAACCTTCTTAAGCTCGTTGTCTTTTTTTATTAGTTCGTTTAGTAGGTATTTAATATGTTTCATATCTATTGTTGTTTAGCTCCTTCTTTTAGTCCTTGGATGGTTACATCAATCATCTGTTTAATAACAACTAAAGGGACGTGTTTAGTAGCATGTTCTTTACATTCTGCTTCAGCGCCTTTGTATATGCTATCTATCATATTATTAAACGCTTGTGATAACGCAAGAATTGATTTTTCATCTGTCTTTGGCTTAATTTTACCTAAATCACAGATGTTTTTAAATGTATTAAGCGGGATATGATTTACGTTCCATGGCTTAGCAGTTGTTCTACATATACTGTATAAGCTGTTCAATGCATTAACCTGTTGTTTTAATAATTGTCTTTTTGCTTTTCTCATTTCTTTAGTTCTTCAAACTTCTTTATTTTATTTCTTCTCTTGTTCTCTACTGCTCTTGTCCAGAGAGCAGTTATTACTAGTATTAGTACTATGCCTAGGATTATTTTCATTAGTCTACGTATTTGGTACTACTTGTTCTTCTTTACTTAATTCAATAATTTGCGATTGCTTTTTTGGATAACCAACATATCTACTGCTTTGAATATGTTTAGCTATTGCCTGAATTCTTCTTAGGAGCCTAGACCATATAGCAAATGCTTTAGCTCTTCTTTCTTGCGATTCATCTTCGTTTTGCCAGATAGGATTTAGTTTAAAAGCTCTATTTCTCCATATATCACCTAAGTCACATAATTGATCTTCTGTTTTTATAGAATGTATGTTCATATCAATTCATGTTTATAATAACATCTACCTATCAATACTCTCTCGTACTCCTGTATTTGGAGTATTTCGGTGTATGGTATTATTTCTTGTATAGGTAGCATTTAGATTTGCAATTTAGTTAAAATTAGTGATTTATGCAAGTTAAGGCGCGCATATAGTACATATAGAAATATCAGGAAGTCTACAGCCGAACCTATATCCTAATAAATAAGGTTCTTTTTCGCGTATACTTTTATAATTAGTGTAGAACTTCTGCTTATTCATAACCGCTGAGAATGTAATTAATTCTACAACTAATTCAAGTTGGTCTTCGTTTATATTCTCGTTGTCGTCATAAGTTCTTGTTATGTATTTCATATTATTTAGTTTTCAACTTATCCGCAACATAATTAAACTTCTCTAAGTTCTTTTCGCAGATTTTGTTTACTCTATCCGCTGCTTGTTTTGCTTTTTCTACGTAGTTCATATCTTAATTATTAAAATGATTACACCCTTACTTCTCCATGTCCTTTAATTCAATAATAATTAATTTCAATTTTAACGGCCTTAAAAACTCGTTAATTTTAGTTATACGAGTTTGCATACGAGTTACTTTTGTCGAAAAGTCTTTGTATTTATAACCGTGTTCTTCGCAAAAAGCAGCTTGTTTTATTCCAAGCTGCTTTAGTTGTTGTTTTATTAATGTTTTCATTTTAATGCTCCCAAATATCTGTTATAATAACTTCTTTTTTTAGTAATTCGGCAGAGTCTTCATCTGTATATTTAAAATCTACAAACTTGTACTCTACACAAATGCCTATTTCGTTAAATTCGCATGGGTAGGAAAAGTTTCCAGTTTCACCTTCAATCAGTTCTGTACCTTCATCGCATCCAAAAATAGATTGTGAATCTTTTTGACCACAAAAAATAGAGTCCATTTCTGATAATGTCATTTTCTCGTTCAAAAATTCTGATTTTAAATTTTCTAAAGTTTTCATATCTGTAATTTTAAATATTATAAGTATTATCTTTCTATAGCATCATATCCGTATTTCATAGCTTTTGCATAAGTTGTAACGCATCCTGTCCCGAAATTACCCTCTTTTTTATCGCTTACAACTGCATTGTTAACCAAATATTTTTCTAAATACATGCTATAGCCAACATCTTCTCTAGTACACTCTAACAACCAAACCTTAGTTTCTGGATTCCATTTTGCTCCCATTTCTTTCGCTTCTTTTCTTGCAGATTTTGAGTTGTAAGGGATAGACAATGTAAATACTTCTTTTTCGGCGCTAAGTTCTTGGATTAATTGCATGTTCCAGTTTTCTTTTTTTAAGAAGAAAGATAAATAAACTACATAACTACCACCGTTATAATATTGAGCTTGTTTTGCTTGTTTGTGTGCTGCTGCCATTATCGCTTTACGTGTCATATCTCTGTGTGTTTGTTTGTAATTATTATACTTCAAATATCGGCTTTTGTTTCAGACTTTGCAACTTTTTTTCTGTTTTTTTATCAGTTATTTTGTTGTTTTGTAATATATATTACATTTTCTCTATTATTAACAAACTCATTTCTCCGTTATAATCAAATTGCTGCTTTATCAAATCGGCAGTTGATTTGTCTAGCTCTAAAGTGTCTATGAGTTTCTTAGAGTCTTCTACTAGCTTGCTTATTTTATGCTCGTCAGAGATTCTTGTCACCTCTTTAGATACGTTTTCCATTGCTGTATTTTGGTTTTTCTTGGTTTTATGGGTCATAATTGATCTTTATTTAAACTATATTTCTTTCTTAAGATTTCACTCTCAAAAGGACATCTCCATGTTTCTATGTAAAAATCACGCGGGGAATATTCTTCAAAAGAGTTGCAGAATTCATCGATTGCTTCTTTAGCCATTCTTTCGGTAAACACACCAGCTTCGGCTTTATTTGTAGTTGATTTTAAATGGGATGAATCCATAGTTTTAACAAAATTAGTTACAGAACCATCTATGAACTAAATTGTTTTCATTTTACTCATAATTACAATGTATTTATATCTATCGCTAGACCTTCTTTTATTAAGTTGTTTGTGTCAAAGTGCCACTCGTGGAGTTTTTGGATAATAAACCATGGGAAGCAATTAACGTTATAAAATGTATAAATACTGGTTTCTTTGTATTCAAATATTGAAGTTCCATTGCGACTAACTTCATAACTAGTATTATAATCACCGAACAATTGATCAATTCCCTCAATAGGAACAAACCTGTATCCATTAACCTCTATCTCTTTTGTTAGACCGGATAAAGGACGAAGTATTGGTATTAATATATCTTCTTCCTTACTAGAAGTGTTAAATACGTGACTTCTGATTTTAGTCGTATTCTCATATCTTACTTCACCTGTTAAAAAGCATTTATCGTTTGTCTTGTAAGGGCTTCTTAGTCCTATTAATGTGTAAATACCATCGTTACCTTTAAGCTTTAACTCATAAGGCAAATAAGGTGCTAAATGTTTTAATTCTAATTTCATATCTATTTAGTTAAACCTGTTAAATCGCCATCAGGCAATTGTTCAAAAACAGTTTTTGGCAAGGATACATGCCCGTTCCAATCTCCTCCCGGAGTAGGAAAAGTTGCGCTACTATTAGACCAACTCCAGCCTCTTTCGTTTTTAACCCAATACCCTCCACCATCGGCTTTAGCTTTAGTTCCAGTAGGGTAATCCTTTAAAGGTCTATCACTTTTAATCCATTCATTTCCTAAATGATCTTTCATATCTCTAATTTTAATATATCAACCGCATCCATAGCGGTCTATTTGTTATTTTATTTAATTCGATTTCCAGCTCTTTTGTAGCCTGTGAAGATTCTTTTATCTTCTTGTTTAAAATAATTAGCTCTTGTTTAATCACATCCAGAGAACTAATCAGTTTTTTAAAGTCTTCCATCTTATGCAATTTACTAATTATTAATTAATTATCCTATTTCTTCAGCTCTGCTTTGTATCTATACCTTTTATTATCTGTTGAGTAATACAGGTAAGTTGGCTTAAATACTTTCCATCCCTTACAGCAGTATTTTAGTATTTCAAAGTTTAATTCTTCTTCGACATCGCTTATCATATCTAGTTTTGTTTTTGAGCTTGCTATTTGTATCATATCTGTATATTTTAGAATGCTAAGATATAAAACCTATCTTTTAGAATCAATATAAATAAGCTCTATATCTTGACATGGTTTAGAGGATATCATGTCAAAATGCTATTTTATTTGCTTGGTTGTTAGGTAATTATGTTTATGTGTACTTATCGGGTAGTTAGCGGTAATTCGTATTACATTTAGCTTCTGGGTCTTTTCTACCGCCTCCATATTTACATTCATCACAGTCTATTGTAGTGTCGTAACCACAATCATAGTCACTGCCCCACCCAACATCAGGCGTTTTAAATCCTTTGCATTTTGGGTGTCTCAAAGAACTACAGCTAACATCAAGTATATTTAATTGCGGTTTCAGTCCTTTTAATAATCTTTCTGCTTTATTCATAGTATCAATATTTAATTAAGTTTTGTGTTCAGTATCGCAACTAAACATACTCACACCGTTAGCGGCAAGCTTAAATAAATTAATACCTATGCTTGTTTTCTAGCTTTACCACATTTAAGAAGTAAAGCCAGCTGCTAACACATTATATAGGTAATGCAACGTGCGTTTAATCAGCGTTTGTGCAAGTTTTATTTTTTCTCCACCGCACGCTGTAACCCGTTGCATATTTCAAGCATATCCCCATTTGTGGCTTCGGCTTCATCGTCAGTTATGGTAATACCAAACATTTGCTCACAATCCATTATCATCTCAATTTCATCTAATGAATCAAAGCCTAAATCATCTCTAACATTTTTAGCTTCTTTTACTTCATCAGGGTCACAACCAATTCTATCGCAAATTTGGTTAACCATTTCTTCGTACATTTCTGGGTTTTTCTCTTTAAATTCATTCATTCTATTTAATTTTATGCCCACGCTCAAAAAATAAAACGGGAACGGTTCTACATTTAATCAACTTTCGTGCAGTTTAGAGGGTTGCACTACCCATATAATTAATCGTTATACCCCATTTGCCAAACGCTCCCACGCATCTAGCAAACGAAGTAATCTTTTAACCTTGCGTTCGTATTTCTTTGGTATTTTATTTGGTCTTATAGAGTTATCCGAACCGCTTAATATGCGGCTCAGTTCGCTCCATTTAATTAAGTTGCTCATACTTCAAGTCCACTTTTGTAATAATTAACTTCTCCATTTTCAATAGTTTTCACCTTGTATTTCTTTGGTACGCCCTTAAAATGGTGTTCCGTTTTTGCGTTTCTTTTTATGTACTCCATTGGTTCTAATTTTATCTGTACATCTGGTTTAATTCTACGTTCCATATCTTGTAGTTTTTAAATTACACTTCAAATATACAGTTTTCTGTATTAACTACCAAATAAAAATAAACTTTTCTGTAAATTATTTTCGTCCACCCCACAAAAACGGGGTATAACAAGCGGTCATAATTAATAAAAAGCAAATGAAGTTTAATGCTTTGAATCTGCTGCGGTGGTTGCTTTTTATTAACCATACCGCATCTACGTTAACCCCTCCCATATTCCAGAGAGGGGCGTTTTTACCTTACCACAACACATCTGTCACATGATCTGAATCAGAGTCATTACTTTCTACTTGTGTAGTTTCTGTTGTTTCTTCGTTTACTACTTTTTCTTCTTCTTCCATTTTTAACAATTTAAAGATTAAAATTAAAACTATTACTGATAGTACTAGTGTACCTAGAAAATTTTTATACTCTGGTTTCATGATTTTAATTTATCTTCAATTTCTTCTATTGCTTTTCTGAATTCTGGTTCTGTCTCGATTCTTTTTACGACCTCTTCCCTGCTCCACCTTGCTGTACATCCGTCTTTACCTCCTATTTGCTGACCTATTTTTTCGTAGGTTAAATCTGGAATTAATTCTTTACAAAAATAATGAGCTATTTGCCGTGCTTGAAGTATTTCACGCTTCCTTGTTTTAACACCTATTTTTTCAACTCCAACCCCGAAATAGTCACATACTACCATAACTATCTTTTGAATCGAAATTTGGCCGCTTATTACAACAGTGTCGATGTGATTTTGTATTCTGGCTTTGTCTCTGTATTTATGTATGCTTGTTTTTAGTTTTTTCATGGTTAAAAGTTTAATCTACCAAAATCTACGATCGTTTATTGCGTTGTGAAAATCCATTCCTACTTCTCTACAAAGTTGTTTAGCTACTCTTAATTGTCTATCGTTCATAGCTGGGTCAATAGTATTTCGCATTTGTTTAGTTAAATCTATGCAGTCACCTAATATCTGTATTCTACCTGCACTATAAACTTTGACTCTCACCCATCCTCTCTTGTGTAAAAGTTGATACGGGTATTCTATATCGTTGTTTTCAAGGTATTCATACAATTCTTCGAACCCCATTTCTTTCTCAAGTAGTTCACTAGCATATCTATTATGTGTACTTACCTCGATTAACCTTCCTTTATCGTCTATCCATGCGTCATTCATATCCTTGGTTTTTTAATTCATTTCAATATTACGGCTTTATTTGTTTAGAACAAATATAAATTAGAGGTTGATGGGTAGTTCTTCTTGGGTTAAGGCGTAGTATAGGTTTTGGAGTTGGTGGAGGTGTTTCACTTTAGGTTGTCCGAAACTATATCCGCTTCGGTTGCCTAACTCGAAAGAAATATTATTTTCACACGTATAAGCGTGTATTTTCCTTGTACCTAATATTCCATTAAGTATAAAATGGTCTTTTGAATACTTCTCAAACCAACACTTCAAAAGCAACTCCTCGTTTAAAGGAATTGGATTAACTACTTTAGATAGATAAATGTTTTCAGAATCGTTATATTCTACTTGTATATCTTCGTTTCTTGAATATCCTTCGTAGTTCTTTTTCTTGTCAGTATATGAGGTGCTTATTCTACATATTTTGTTTTCGTCGTCATAAACGAAGTCTCCTGCATTGTATTTTATTTCTTTCATAATTCTTTTTATTTGGTTAAGTCTATTTTAATATATTTGTTCGTTACTATTATCAAAATTAAAGTTATTTAAGTCAGTCATACCTATGTTATGGTTAAACATTACATCGTCAAGCATTCCGTGTCTATTCTTAGTAATTGGTATCATACCTACACCTTCAGAAGCTATTTCTATTTCTTCATGCCCGTTATTAACCATCATTGTATCTTCTCCGTAAACTATAGGTCTGTGTACAAACATTATCATATCAGCATCTTGTTCAATAGCTCCAGATTCTCTAAGATCAGAATTTTGTGGTTTTTTATTTGGCCTATTTTCTAAACTCCTATTTAATTGAGCTAATGCAATAACTGGTACTCTTAAATCCTTAGCCAATGCTTTTAATGTCCTTGAAATATAACTAACCTCTTGCTCTCTATTTCCAGAAAACTCTTTTCCTGCCGTTACTAATTGTATATAATCAACTATTATTAGTTTTATTTCGCTCTTTTTTTTAGCTCTTCTTGCCTTAGCACATAGTTCATGAATATTTATATTCGCTGTATCATCTACCATTATTTTGTTTTGGCTTAAAATATCTACAGCATCTTTTATTTGTTCTAAATCCATAAATGAACCTGTTCTAAGCTCACTAGGTGTATATTCAGTTTTACCAGATATCAATCTTGAATTCAACTGATCTACACTCATTTCACAACTAAAAAATAGCGTAGGAAATTCGTATGTAGTAGCTGCTTTAGCAAAATACATTGCTACGGCTGTTTTACCCATAGCTGGGCGTGCTGCTAATACTATTAAATCTGTATCTTGCCAACCTCCTGTAATCTCGTCTAATCTTCGTAACCCAGTTGGTATACCTGTAAACTCTCCATTTTGCGCCCTTTCTTGTGCTTTTTTTATAAGCTGATAAGTAGACGGTAAAGACTGTTCTATAAATTGCGGTTCAGAAACACTTAATTGCTCTGAAACTGATAATATTGATTTCTCTGCATAAGTTATTATATCGCTCATATCCTCACTATCGTCAAAAGCTTTTTTTTGCAACTCATGAGCTATTCTTATATATTCTCTTTTTATGTATTTTTCTGATATAATTCTGGCGTAATACTCTGCATTGCTAGGGGCGTCTATTTTATCCGTTAATTCAGCTATTTTTGACACACCTCCTACGTTTTCTAGTTGTTCTTTATTTTTTAGATATTCCACTACGGTTAAAATATCTACAGGCTTATTATTTTTATATAAATCATATATAGCTGAACATATAACTACGTGATTATTTTTATAAAAGTGACTAGGAGTTATTAAGTCAATCGTATTTAATATAGCTTCACTACTTATCATATAAGCTCCAAGAACAGCTTCTTCTAGGTCTATAGCTTGCGGTGGTATCTTGCCTAAATCATTCATTATCTAACAGGTTTATTTATAGTTACTACTGTTTTAGGTTTATTACTTACTGTCGATTCTGTACTTATTTCGTCTTCCCAGCGTTTTTGATTAAGATATGACTTAGGATTAGGATGATTATATGATTCGAAAGGCTTATAAGTAATGAATAAATCTAAAGTATCTTTTATTTTTTGTAATTCACTATCCTTTAATTTTGAAAAGATTTTTTCGCAATCCTTTTTACCTACTTTCTTAGGATACTTTTTCCAAAAGTCATCGAAAGAATATATAATATCACTATCACTATCTGTATCACTATCGGGTTTTTTGGGTTTATCTTGTAACCCATTTAACCCAGTGGGTTTTTTTGGGTTAATTATTTCTTCAGTCGGTTTCCTAGGTGGCCTACCGCCTTTGTTACCGTTCTCTTTATTTCTTTTACATCTAGCTTCATATTTTTCTAAATCACGTTTTAAACTTTGTTTTATCGGTTCAAAAGCAAGTTGAGTTATAAGGTCATCTGTGTTAGGGTTTTTATCATTTACATAGTCTAGAATAAACTTAAATAACTCGCCTGCTTTATCATTTGGCAGTTTTTTAACTGTATGTATAATATCAGCATATAATACAAATCCTTTCTTACCTTCTGCCATAATATTATTTACTTTTTTATTAATTATTATAATTAGTTGACAATGTTATTTTTTAAAGCTAAAAAAGGCTATAATTTGCAGCCTAATGATTTTAATTTTAATATATCGCCTACAGTGAATATATTATCTTTTATTTTTTGACTTACTGCCTGCCTAGTAACTCCTAATTCATCTCCTAGCCATTTTTGTGTTTTTTCCTCTCTATGCAACCAAATTAATACTTTTTCGCTTGTTTTAATTAACTTCATGCTTTACAATGTTATTTAGTTTTTATTTTAAAACCGCCCTTTCAAGCGGTAATACAAATATAGGTATTTTAATTTAATTATATTAATATCTATAATTATTATATTTTATATTATGATATTTTTTATATTCATCTATCCTTTTTTGTTGATGCGTGGTTATTTTATCCATATGAGAGAATAATATATAATCAGGATTATCATCCCTTATATGCACTCTCACATATCCTAATTTTTCTAAATCGTGTTCAGATGTAGTGTAGGTAGTTTTTTTATAATGTATTTCATTTAAAATACGATAAGAAGTAATACTGTGTTTTAGATAATCACATGGATAAACCCATCCATCTTTAGATATCCATCCGAAAATATAATCTTTAGATGCTTTTGTTTTTATTAAAGGCTTTTCTTTTTCTTGATATTTATTAATAGGTTTTGTAATTCTTGTATGAAGATTTTTTAAGTCATTATATATAGACTCTCTCTCCTCTCCATATATAAATAAATCATCGCACACTCTGTCATAAGTGTCTCTACCTTTTTTTGTAAAAAAAATAAATTTTTTATCTCCAAATATAGATAATATTATAGATTTATGAGAAATAACACCCCATCCACCAAGTCTAGTTTTAAAAAGACCGTCTTTCTCGTATTTATCATTAAAAGATTTATAATCAAGTTTACTAACTTGTCTTAAATACAATGATAAATAATACGGAACAAATCGGTTCATTTCAAGACGTACTTCTGGCAATATATTAAACCATCTCCTTGCTAAATCACAACACCTATCTTGATAATTTTTATTACTAACTAAACCTTCAAAACTATTGAATTCATTTATTATGTTATTAGCCTCTAATCTATGGTCATTTTGTATGTCGTCAATTACAGTTCTAGCGTTTTGAGCAAATCCTATGATATCGTTAAATAATGGATAATAATTAGGTTTATTCCTTTCATCTTTCACAAAATCTAATTCATTAACTCCGGAAAGCTTCATGTCATACTCGATTAGGCTTATTATCTGAACTTTATTCATTTCCGGAACAGAGCTTTCTACAAATGATATTGCATCTTTATAATCTCCTTGTAGCCATAATTTACGAGAGTTATCAGTAATGTATTCGCCTGTTATTTTAAAATTTGCCATATCATCTATTTTAAATTACCGTTTTATTTCAAAATATTTTTTACACGTAGGGCAAAACTCTAATGTATAATGTTTTGTATTTTTAACAAACTCCCTAAGGTGTTTACATTCACTTTCCTTCCTTATTACCTCAAAAGCATTTCTACAGGTGGAACCTTCTGAAGTTGTTGTAACTACTGCTATTCGTTGTATTTTAACAAAGAACTTTTTTTTATCCGTGTAATGCCGTATTGCTGCTCTGCTTAAAGTGTCTTCGAAGATTACAACAGAATCGCCTTGTCGTTTGAGTAGATCAAGTTGGCTGTAGTGTATTGGTTTTTCTGTCATGTTTTAGTTTTAAATTATTTTCTACGTAAATATTTTCTAGTAGCACTAGCTTGTATATTAGAGGCTCGAATAGTGGCACTAGCTATATCTTCTCCATTTTCAATAAGCCCATGACGTATATTTTGACCTACTCTATCAATTGAGTTACTAATTGATTGAAATGACTTTGTCCTCTCATTGTATGAAATAGTTGGTGATGTATGTATAAAATTTTCTATAGATATTAATTCACTCATAAAAGAGTTATTATCACATAATTTATACCTATCTAAATCACCGCAGTCTTCGCCAGTAAATTCAAAACTTTTATTTAATAATCTTACATTATTAAATCCTGTACAATAACTAGGTATATATTTTACATTAGTTTCAATTGTGTTTTCATTATCTCGAAAAACTTTTACGTATTCGCCTTTTTGGTTAGTTATTAGCCAATAATCTACAAATTCCGTTATTCTATTAAATAAATATGTTTTAGTATACGTTAACTGTTTTTCGTTAATAGCATTTAAACAATATTTATCACAATTATCGCAATTTGTTTCTTCATAATCAGAACAATAGTATGCTGTATTATATTTACTTCTGAAAGATGATGTAGTTTCGCTTGTAAACTATATGTACATATATATCACATTAGCTGATACAAATTCAGCAGAAGGTAATTCTAATTTACTCATCTCTTCATACTCAACCCTAATAGGATCATAACATACTATCTTAGAGCCTTGATTATTTGCAAGGAAATCATTTACAGATTTGTCACTTGCATTTTTTCTAAATGTTTTAATTTGTATCATATCTTTTTATTCTAAAACTTGTTCACATACCATATAACTAGCTAAATCACTATCCGGCAATTTCATTATATTATCAATTAATTCATCTAGTACTATATCATTAAACTCTCTCACAATTCCTGATTTACGATGCTTTATTAACCAGTTAGTTTTTTTATTACCATCCTCGTCTATTAATTTCTGTATACCTACAGCTAAGTAGGCAGAAACTTTTTCTAACTCGTTATCATCTACGCATATCCAGTGTGTACATACTTCACTTATAATGTGACGTACCTTTTCTTTTATTTTCATATCTCTAATTTTTTAAAAAGAGAGGTATACCCCTACACCTCTCTTTTGCGCTGATTACTAAAAAATACCAAGTTATTTATATGATATTTCAATTAATTTTCTAACTGATTTACCTAGTATGACACGTGTCCTAGGTTTAGTTTTTAGTACAGTTAAAGCATCCGAGCAAGCGAATATTACATTTCTAACATCTATTACTTCTAACTCAGAAGACATTTGTAGTTGCTTTAGTTCGTTGCTTCCTGCGTGTATTTTTCCTGTTAATTTCACTTTATAATAAGTTGTTTGTTATATATTTTCAAATACTCGTTTAATTTTCTGACAGATGGGGAGTATCTTTCAACTTCCCAGCATGCTAAAGTTTCTGTTCTAATACCTGCCAGTTCAGCCGCTTCTTTCTGTGTATACCCTGCGTTGTAGCGTAATTGGATTAGATGTTTAGTTATCATGTGTTTATTTTTTTATTCAGGAATTTCTCAGCTATTGAAATAGCTTCTTCTCTTGTTTTAGCGTAAAAAGATCTATGTTTTGACTTAAAGTAAGATAGTATATTTTTGCCTATTATGACCTTTCTTGTATTATATTTAAATATAACCTCACAATATTCGTCTTTATACAATATTTCTTTAGCCATTATTCTATCATTGTGTAATTATTAATATCTATTTCCTCATATGAATTAATAATATCAATTCTTTCTTGTAAATCATCGGCTAAATGACTAATTGCTTTTGACATTATCTCTGTCATCATGCTTAAGCCAGCTCTTTTATTTTTGCCTTTTAATTTTAAATCACTCCATGTAAAATCTATTACATGATACCTAGGTTTTGCAGTATTTAATTCCTCTACGTGAGAATAAGGATTATTTGCAGGTATATCTTTTATGTATCTAAAACTTAGTGAATGAATTGGGTCATAAATCCCATGTACGTTGAATTCTGTTGTTACTCCTTCTACGCTTTGAAACTCTCTAAGATCTATAAATTTATCTTTTATCTTTATTCTGTATTCAACTGTTGGCTTTTCCATATCTTAGTTTTTAAAGAAACCCAGAAGTCTTAAACTGAATCTATAATGTTAAAATTATATTTCACATCTGGGTTTCTAATTCATTACGAATATCGTGATTTAGTTGTTTAGAACAAATATAAATTAGTCTTTACGGCTTAGTTGGTGATTAATATTAACTTCTAAAGCTGTGTTGTAATCTACGTCAAAATAGATAAACATATTCTTTATAGTTTGCACTAAATCAACGCTTTCTTGTATCTCTTTTGCGTTTAATTTATCATTATCTATGTTGTAGTAGAGTTCTTTTATTAGCTCTTGAAATTCTTCTATGATTTGTTTTCTGAAGTCTTGTTTACTTGTCTTGTCGTTTATAAGACCTCGCTTAACAATTGAATTATAATGTTGTTTATCTGTTGCCATTAGAATAATGTTTGTTGGATTGCTTTTTTAGTTTGTGTGAAATCAAAAGTAACTATTTCACACATCGGTGATACGCCTTTCCATTCGTTTATATATTGCTCTGTATCAATACCGCAATTGAAATCATACTCTAGTTTAGTTTGATCTATAAATGTTTTAACTTTTTGTGGCATTTCATCTCCTTTCATTTCGTACATTCCGTTATTTCCAGAATATTTATAAGGTGTACTCATTTGGGGAATTATAAAACTTCCAAAATCCGCGATCTGCGAAGCTATCTCTATAACTTTCAGCTCGAATTGCGAGCCTTTATATTTTAGAAACTTCTTATATTCTGATCCTGTTTTAATACTTCCAAAAGGAGGATTAGAAATAGCTTGCGTAAAATGACCTAATGAGTTTATAAGTTCAGGATCTAATACGCTGCCATGTATCCAAGTTGCTTCAGGAACTATTTTTTTACCTACTTCTATGTAAGAGTGGTTAAGTTCTAAACATACTATTTCAGGTACTTTCTGCTCCCATTTGGCATGCTCTACCATGAATAAAGACAAAGCACCTATTCCTGCGCATAGATCGATAACTCTCTTATCTGAATATACAGCTAATTTAAAATCTCTTGCTAATTTCCAAGGTGTAAAAAAAGCACCCGCTACACTATTAACGTTATTAGCTCCTTCTTGCCAATTATCTAAAACATAAATCTTATCTTCAAAAGTTAATTTATCTTTCTCTAGTAACTTGCAAGCCTCTTCGTGTGCTTTTATTTGTTTTTTAGTTAGTTTCATCACTCCATTTTACAAATTCACCAATTTCTTTGCCTTTCTCAGTTATTAACCTGAAATGATTGTTAGGCATATTACTTGCTTGTTCGGCAGAATATACACCGCCGTCTTCTTTGCACCTGTATTTTATGCTAAGTTTTTTATTTTCTGGAAATTTATTTTTCATATCTTGTTTTTTTAGATTAAAAGGTGTTTTTATTTTATAGTCGTTACCAAACAACCAACCACCTCAAGTCGCCCTTTTGTTTTAACTCTTCTGGTGCGTCTTTTGATTCACCAGCGTATATCGCTTTTATGCCTTTCATCGCTAGCTCTTTTCTTTTTGATCTAAATAATGCTAATGATCTACATGTCAGTCGTGTAGATTTGTCCTGTTGGGTTTTCATATCTCATTAATTTTTCGGTTTGTAACTCGCTTATTGATTGTGATATTTCGTCACGGGTGTAAATATTATTAAAATAGTTAAATATCCTAGTTCTACTTACTCCGTGTTCTTTGTTTTGTTTACTTGATACGTAATCAAGAATTACTTGTTTTATTCCCATCCTTCTTAAGATTTTGATCGGTAAAATACTTGATGTTACGCTGAATTGCGCTTAATATAGCGTTACATGAGGTTGTGATGTCGTCACCTTCGTATTTCTGTAAAGCTTCTACTTGTTGGTATAAAATCTCATTAATTGCGTTTACTTCTTTTAGAGTTATTTTTTCCATAACATTAAATTAAATAGTTGTTCTCTTCTAGTGTTCTGTATTCGCTTTCGGAAAGATCTTTTCCTTTTATATAACATAACTGTATAAGTTTCTGGCTTATAAAAGCTAATCTGTTAATGAATATTTCATAATTTCAGTTTTTAGATATTTTGCTAAAACCATACTTTGCATTTATTATATCGGCTTTAGTTACGTTTAGTTTTATTTCACTATCTTTTCTGGCGTGGAATAGTTTTATTAGTCTCTCCTGCGAAAATCCTATCTTTATTAACTCCATAATCAATAATTATTTTTAGTTCTTCTCCTTTGTATCCGTACTTTTTCTTTATTATTCTTAAAGCGGCTGGTATATTAGAAAATGAGTTTATTACACCGCTGATATTTGCTTTTAGGAATACGTTAGTGCAGGGTATTCGTTCCTGAATCTGGAACTTTTGACATACTTGTATTATTTTAAGCTTCATAAGCTACCTCCTTATCCAACTACTTACAGTCCAATCTTCACACATTTCCATTGCTTCTTCTGGTTTTTCTGTTACACCTTGTAGATAAAAGCAATTCATTCTTTCGAATCTAGATGAATTTTCTATAAACAAATGGCATACATCATTAGTATCTCTGTTTATTAATTTACTGAGGATGTCTGCTTTTTCACTGTAGTGTTCGAATCTATCTTTTAAATTATTAAAACTACCGTATCCAGTTATCCAAATTAAAGTTTTTTCTTTTTCGAAATAATATAAATCTTTCATATCAAAAGTTTTTTAGTTTTACCACCAATTCCCCGCTTTTGTTTCAGAGCGGGGCTGGAGTGACTAATGTTTATATCGTAAACTAAGAATATTAAATAAATCTTCGTAATTGAAATAAAAATCTTCCTCTTCATGCTCACAGTACTCTTCACTCCATGATCCTGAACAATTACAACCTTCTTTAGTGCAATCAATACTAGCCTTAGTTATAAGGCCGTCTATATCTACCCATATAGCAGACTTCTGCTCTCCTCCTGAATCTTCAAAATACTTGTTAAGCATCTCTATTGTCTGGATATCTTGTATATAATAAACATGTGATACTGATTCGTTGTTTTTAGATGTTAGATTGTTAAACCATTTTAATTCATGTTCGTAATTTTTTGTTGAAGTTTTCATAATCTTATGTTTAGTTTTTAAAATATACATTATAACATTCGTCATTCACAATAATATGATGATATTCACTTAATTCATTATAAAATCTATGTGAATCAGTTGGATATAATTTTAACATAGGTATTTTATCATCCTCTATAGCTTCAATAAACCCATTTGAGTAAATTGCTTCACTAAAATCAATATTAGATGAGTATACAGCGGCGTGACCATGTTCTTCTATAAGAATATCTAAAATAACGCCATCGACATCAATGTTGCCATTCATGAACCTTGTGCTTTTGTTTTTTGTATTTAGTCTCATCTCTTTGTTTTTTTTGAATTTCTATACTGTAAATATAATACCTAGTTGCGAGCCTTGCAACTAATTTGCGTTTATTTTTGCTGTTTAGAATGATTCTTAATAGCCTTTTCTATAGCTTCGGCTGTTTCATCTCTCGGGTATCTTATTATACCTGATCTTATACGACCTACTGTTGATTTGTTTATACCTGAGTGCTGTGCTATGTAATAGTTACTAAGACCGCTTTTAATTATCTTGTCTTTTAGTTTCATATTTATACTGTATTGTTGCTTGTAAGTTAAAGGGTTAGCTGGTGGTAAAGGTGTTTTTATCGACTAGTTAGACACAATACTACTTTATCTCAAGTAGAAATATATCGCTACAAAACAACTCTTCGTTACTCATATTTATGTACCTATTCAATATCCTGTATAGCTCTCTTGAACCAACGGATTTTAAGTGTCCTCTTTTCAAACCGTTATCAAGTCTACTAAAGTTCCTATGTTCGATTTTATTTAACCCGAATCTCATTTTTAAAATCCTATTCCTAAAGCATTTTAGAGTTGTTCTTCTCTTTAGTGTCACTATGTAATTTTCCATTTTCAGTATCGTACTGTGCCTAACAAGCGGTCATAAGTAAGCCGCTATCAAGGCTATTACTAAATTTTGAGCAGTCTACAAAGCGGCCTACTCATACCGCATCTACGTTATGCTTTATAAGTGTAGTAACTTACTTTTAAAGCATCGCATAGTGTTTTAAGGTTTCCGTATGCTTCTGGCGTGTATTTATTTAGTATTATCATTCTCGTACTCTTTCAGATATTTTGTTAAAATAAAACTATCAGGATAACCTTTTGATTTTAAAAACCTATAAAGACACGTTCTTCCTATTGTATTTGTTTTTTCAGAAAATTCCCGAATTTACTTATAGCTATTCGGGAACTTCTCTTTTAATTTTATCCAATCCATTCGCAAAGGTGTTGTATTTTATCGTAAGCCTTTTGTGTTAGTAAGTAACGAGTTTCACCGTTAGATTTTAAACCAATGTTTCTAACTCCTCTTCCTTTTAATTCTTTAGTTGTAAAAACTTGAATTTTTCCGCTTTCTGAATATGATACTGTTGCTCTCATCTCTTTATATTTTTCGTTTATGAATTATTACATTACAAATATAGTTAACCGTTGCGTACATTGCAACTATTTAGAGAAAAATAAAACCATTATGTCCTTATTTATAATGGTTCTAAGTAATTATTTATTCCCTTCTATTATATCAATAGCGTCTTGAGCGCAGTATATCACATCTCTTTGGCCTGTCCATTCATCGAAAAACTTTTGTTCCCCGGGGGTTAGTTTTTTTGACTTATCGGGTTTTATCTCGAATAGATAATTAACTCCTTTGTGTCCTACAGTTATATCAACGAAGTTTTTAAGCTCGTGTAGATGTTTAACTGTATATCCTTTTTCTCGTAGTTCCTTGACTATTTGCGGCTGGTTGCTGTCTACTTTAGCGAATCTTTTACTCATAAGCTTTAAGTGTTTTGATTTCCTCACTATCCATAAATAACCAATCAAAAGGCTGGTCTAAAGGGAAATTTTTACCCTCGTTTTCTATCATATAACGCCTTTTTGCTGCTGCCTGTATAAGCTTAAATGTTTCGTTACTTTCTTGATTATTGTGCTCTTCTACTGTACCAAGAATTACGTTTCTTTCATCAGTTTTCCATAACGTATGCGAATTTTTAGATAGGATATGTAAATATTGCCAATGATGTAAACTATGATTAGTATTTAATAACGGATCTCCCGATAACTGGCTCTTCATTTCCCTTGTTTCGCTAATATGTTTAAATAACTCACTAACTGTTTTAAATTTCATTATAAAAACTCCTTATTAATTTCAATTATATTCTGATAGTAGGCGTACTTGCCTTTGTATTCGTCTGGACTAGGTAAATAATACCCTTCTGAAGCTGACCAATTACGAAATTGGTCTATAAAATCAGTCATTTGTTTTGTGTCCATATCCCTTGTACGGCCTAGGTATTTATGACCTTTCTTCTCGTAAACAAATATATTGTGAAAGTGTCTTTTTACGTTTGTTTTTGCTTCTTCAACAGTATAGCCGTGTTCTAGTCCCCATAGCGTAAAAAGTACATGTAAATACGCATTTTGACTATTAGTTCTTTTAGGCTTTACCCTCCTGAGTTCTACCGTGGATTTATCTGATATAAGTTTAGCAAGGTAGTTAGTTATTTGTTCTACCTTGCTGTCTTCTTTTAAGTCGTAGAATGCCATTTAAAAAGGTAATTTATCACTATATCTTACACCTAGTAATTTACTGTTATCTGCCTGAGCTTGTTGTATAATTTCTTCCATAATTAACTATTTAACTCGTTATAAACTTCTTTGTCTAAATATTTGCGTATAACCTTTTTCTCGTTGTCGGTTAGTGACTTGAATTGCTGTTTTAGTTTGTTCATTCTCTTAATCCTTTATCTCTTAGTATTTCGTTTTGTGTTCTCTTTCTATGTGTATGATCGCAATAAGTACATTTGTATATAGTATTATGCTTGCCATACTTTTTACGCGGTTTTTTTAATTCTTTCATTTCTGATCCACATTGGTCGCATATTCTTTCGTTATTTAACTCTTTAGTATATTCATACTGAGTATCTACTATTTCATCATCTTTAACATAATAACCTTTTAATAAATAGGATTTACCTCCTTGTGTTGCTTCGAACTCGTAAAATTTATTATCTATTTTATTTAGTTCCATCACATTATTGAAATCTTCTGTTGAGTAAATTGTGTTTTCCCAACCAAAACCTATAACCCATAAATGAGTAATGATTATTTTTTTCATATCTTATTTTTTAAATATTCTTTAGCCTCTTGATAAGATGAAATAAACCCTACATTTATAAGTGTAGTTAGTTCTATTTCTGTGTCTCTTAGTTTAGTCAACTGTTCTTTACTGGCTATGTGTCTTAAATCGCTGTCATGCTTACCGAATACATGGTTATTAATAAGTTTAGCGAAGTTAGAAAATATAAATTTCTTTGAATTATCACTGCTTTGCGGAAGAATCTTTTCTTTTATAGAATCACAAAGAGTATTGTAATTTGCTCCTGCTTCAATTCTATTAAGAATAAGCTGATCGGTTACCCACATTGTAACTTTCGCTCTAAATTTAGGATTCAACCATTGAGCTACAGCAACAAAAATATAAGGATTACAATATACTGCTTTGTTCTCACCTCTACCGCCTGTCTTATATTGGCCTATTGATTTCAAAGATTTAACAAGACCTTGATTTTTAACTTGATCCATAAACGTTAATTTTTTCACGTTTATGAAACATCCCTGTAAATCAAGTAATTCTATAATATACTCTTGTTCAGAATCGTTATTAAAAAACCAGTCTAATCTTTTTTCAACCCATCCATTTTTAACCCTTTCAGCTTCATAGATTCTTGATAAGTCAGTAAGGCATAGCATTTCATTATCTACCCTTTGCCTTATCATACTGCCCATTAAAGGCCTTTCCATTAATGTATGCTTCATATTTTTGTGTATTGATATATTCACAAAGTTAATACTTTTTATGAAATTACAAAACATTAAACAAAAAAAAGCGGCAAAGTTATAAACCCGCCGCTTTCCGCTAGTCCCGCCTAGCTTTATTTTTGTTTATAAGTTAATTAAAAAATTAAGTTTATAATTTTTCTATTATATTAATATAATTTTGGTGCTTATCTCTAGTGTCTAATAAATTACCTTCTATTGTCCTAAAACATAACGTCTCTTCGTCTATCCTGATAAACCTATGTAGTTTTCTGTGAACTTTTTTATTTAAAATAAATACATCTTTAAGGAGATTATAGTTCCAGTGGTGAGCAGTTTGGGAATCATTCAACAAACCTTTTCTTTTAAGGTCTCTATTTATGTTTTTGTAAACATATATTTTAGTCCATGGCCTTTTTTTGTCCCATTCTTTTTGCTTATGGTTATATCCTAGTCTTCTGTATTTATCCCTTGCTCTAGCCTTTTCCTTCTCTACCCATTCAGGATTTTGCCTTAACACCTCCTCTCTTTTTTTAGACCTTGCTTTTACGCATTCTTTACATTGGTTAGCGTAACCAGAAGGCATTCCTTTGTTCTTGTAGAACTCATTAAATGGCTTTTCTATCGCACATAAAGTGCAAATTAATGTATCCATAGGCTATTAATATTAATTCCCTCCAAAATTACTAAAAAGGAAGAAATTAAAATAATTTATTTTACCGTTTTAGAATGGAAATTCATTTATGTCGTCTGGCGGCGGCGTAGGTTCGTTATCAAAACTATCCGCTGGCTTTTGCTCCTTGGTCTGGTTGCCTCCTAGCATTTGCATTTGATTGCAGACTATTTTTGTTGAATATCTTTTTTCGCCGTTCTTTTCGTATGTTTCTGTTTTAATTTTACCTTCTAAATATAGAAGACTACCTTTTTTAACATACTTTTCTACAACTTCGGCTAGACTTCTCCAAATAGATATATTATGCCACTCAGTTACTTCTTTTTTTTCGCCGCTCTTATCTTTGTAGCTTTCACTTGTTGCTAGAGGAAAGTTTGCAACCGCAGTACCTCCGTCTAAATACTTTATTTCAGGATCTTTACCAACTCGACCCACTAAAATTACTTTGTTTACTGACATATTACATCTATATATTTTGTTGATACCGTACTCTTAACGTTTACTATTTCTTCAATCTCCTTGCGGGCGTTTATATCGTTGTCACTTTCGATTAACGCTTGAAATGATACTTCTTTGTCGTCACATGTGTCTACGTAGGTGATTAAATACCAGTTGCTACACTCTTTATTTACTATAATATCTGTTATTTTCGTGGGTACTATTTTATACTCACCTAACGACATAGGTATTTCGTGTTCTTCGCAGTAATTGAAAAACTGTTCTTCGGCATGTCCGTAAGTATCGGAGCTTATTAATACCCATACAGCCTTTATTTTACCTTCTACTTCTTTTTTAAATGATACTTTGAATTTCATGTTTTAGTTTTTATAAGATTTTAATAATTCAATTCTTTTTACTACTTCTTCTTTTGCCTCTATCAATCTATATTCAATAGCCCTTAACATATCTTCATCTCTAGTTATTATAATATCTATTGCGGCTAATTTAGGGTGATACGAAGTAAATATATTGTATTCTCTTTCTGATACAAATAATTCAAACTGCATTTGTTTATAATATGTAGATGATATTTTACACATTAATTCATTCGCAGTTAATGTATCCTTGTATTTATTATATGTATATAGATACTCGCTTTGTGTATTAAATATAGGGCATTTAATTTGGTGTAATCCGTTATCGTCTATCAAACCATCTGGAGAACACAAACACCAATCATCTCGCTCAATAACGCCTATTATTTTAACTTCGTTAAATGTTCTTATTTCATAATCTTCTCTGGCTATTGGTTCAAATTCATGACCCCTTTCTGTGAATGCATTACCTTTAAAGCTATTACTTTCACAAGCTTCTCCCGTCATTCGCTCTTCAGATATTTTTTTTATAAGATTTGAATAACCTTTGTTTTTTTTATCCATTAGCAAGTCACCAGCAATAGAAGCTGAGAATTTACCCAGCTTTATATCGTACCATTCTTCAGAGTTCTGAGCTATATCGTATCTAAGCTTCATCTTTTATCTTTTTTTGGTTAGCCTCGGATAGGGTATAATGTTTTAGCACACCTGTAAAGCATTTATGTTTTTCGTAATAAGCTACAGCGTCTTTCCATTTTGCACTATCTGGTGTGATTTCAGGTTTAGTTATCGCTGGTTGTTTTGGTTTTATCCTCACGCCTCCAACTATTTCGCCTTTCATTTTAACATTAGTATCAATGTATAGTTCAATTAATGTATTACCCCAATCCTCAACAAACGGGCTGTTCTGGTTAAATCCTCTAACTGTTTTACTATTAGTAGCATTTAACACTAATGGTTTGATAGGTTCAACGAAATAAGCTATATTATGATTGCCTGTTCTGCCAGCAACCGAAACGCCTATTTCTTGCCTTACTTCTTTTATGGTAAATACTAATCTTTTACCTTCTTCTATCATATCTTCTAAGTCAGCTTGTCCTAGATGATCTGATTTAAATACTTTTCTGTAGTGTGTTTTACTCATATCTCATTATTTTAGTTTAAATATACTACCTATAAGTTACATTACATAGCTTATAGGTAGTTTAGAATGATTCTAAGTTATCATTAATATAATCTGTTAGTAATTCACATACATCAACCATCTCGAAGTCGTGAGGCTCTGGGTCTCCGTCAGTATCCCAAACAAATAACTCTAAATCGTCTACATTTACATTCGCGTAGCCTTCGAATTTATTTATTTGTATGTCGCCTGTTAAGTCTAGCGATAAGTGCTTAGTCGTGTGAGATCGAGTGTATGTAAATTCTACTTTATCTATATTTATTGATAAGATGAAAGTAGCGTAGTTTAATATTTGCACGCTATTAAAGTCTAATCCTTCGATAGCGGCTTTTAATACTTCTTTTATTTTACGTCGCATAGTTCCCATACTTTGTATATTTTACCTGTCTTATCCCCTTTATCGTATTCTATTAAGCTATCAGCTCCAAAACAAATTTTAAACTTGCTTAATTCTTCTTTAGAGTAGAATTGGGAGCCTAGTACCCCATTCGGGTATTTTCTTCTGTATTTTTTCATGTCACAATATTAGTTCTATTTTAGTTTAGAATGAATTTAAATTACTTTCTTAAGGCACACAGCCGATATATTCACCGCTGAAAAATGTATGTATTTCCTTGTCGTATATATTTTTGAATGACCTAATATTTCTTGAATTAACGAAATATCAAAGCCGCTTTGTAATAAATGACTCGCGTAAGTATCTCTAAGTAAATGAGGGTATATTTTCTTTCTTATTCCTACCTTTTTAGCGTACTTTTTTAAAGTACTTCTGATAGATGATAAAGAGTAAGGAGTAAATATTGGTTCATTATAACCTTTTTTATGATTCATTTTCTTAGCATATACTTCTAAGTGCTCTAGCCAAAATTTATTTAAAGGGACTAATCTATCTTTTTTACCTTTAGCCTCTCTAATAGTCAATAGTTTTCTGTGTCTATCTATGTTTTCGTACTTTAAATTCAGAACCTCTGATATTCTTAAGCCATGAAGATATATACCAGATATAATACTTTTTTGTTTTATGTTATTAATAGAATCTATAATACTCCATACTTCTTTTTGTGTTAAAATTTCTATTATTTTTTTAGATTTTTTAGGTCTGTGTAAAAATTTATTATTTGATTTTCTTTTTAATCCATAATAAAAAAATAGTTTACCTGAACTAACAACTAGGTTATTAAAACTAGATGATTTATTGCTTTTAATAATATAATTATTAAAGTCATCTACTGTTAAATGGTATACATCTTTGTTAGAGTTTTTCAAGACATTTTTTATACATGATATATAATTATCAACAGTATTTTTAGAATATTGTTTTATAAACATATATTCCTCTAAATTTCTAATAGGTATAGAGTTTCTCATGTTTTATTTATCTAGTTGTTAGGTAATTATGTTTATGTGTACTTATCGGGTAGTTAGCGGTAATATTAGAAGTCGTGAAACTCATTACCGCATTCTTGGCATTTTGCTTTGCCTGTATTGCTCCAATTTGTAAGTCTTAGCGGAAGATCTATGTTTGGACTTTTGCATTTAGGGCATCTAGTTCTATTGTCCTCGATCATATCACCAATACTACCGCTAACACTAAATAAATCCAATACTTTTGTAGTGGCTACGGTGGCGGTAATTCTGCCCTTTTCAACGTCCGTTAATATATCAAATAATTCTGCTTTCATGTCGTACTGTATTTATTATTTACGTTGTATGCAATATGGCTTAGTTCCGTACATTTATTAAAGATTGTACCATATTGCCCAAAATATTTTAAAATTTCCCTCCCTCTTGGCTTTGAAAAAGCCATTAATAACAAAATATTTGTCTATGCAAATCAGTAATGCTTTTCCCTGTAATTTTAGTTAATCCGTTGTTTTTGGTTGCTTGGCAACCATTACCACTCATATAATTAACTACATTCCATCCGTGTTTTTGTAATCTTGTTAAACGTGTCATAATTTTATTTTTTAAATATTAATATGTTCTGGTGTATTTTTCTTAATTTTTTAGAAGATTCCATTTGCTTCCCTGCGGTCATACAAGCACCTGCTAATCCTTGCAAGTAAATACCTTCATTATAATATTTCATTCCGCATTTCTTAAATGCATTAATTGTATCTGGGACAAATCCTATGTAATTACCTTTTTTATCTCTAACCTCACCAACTACAAAACATGCATAACCACCGCTTTTTAATAAATTACAACTCTTTGCAATTATTTCTTCATATGCTTTCATAAATTCAACATAATTCATATTTGAAATATCACCATGCAAATCGCTGTAAACTTCTAAATCTGCATAAGGGGGGCAACTAAAGATAAAATCAAAAGAAGTGTTAAATTCATTCAATACTTCGTTACTATCCCCAACATACCATTGAGGTTGGTTATTTATGTCAAGTATATCAATAGCTTGCTCCCTATTGCTATTTATTTGTTCTTGCCTTATATCAATGCCTGTATATTTATATCCTAAATAATTAGCAACGATGCCACGTACAGAACCACCAGCGAAAGGGTCTAATATATTACCATTTTTTGGAATAAACCAATGATATATCACTTCACACAATGCAGGGTCAAAAATACTAGTACCTTCATGCACTTTATGATTTTTACCAATATTTAATATACTTTTAGATAATCCAATACTTTTAACATCTCTGCCAACTTCACTTTTTATGCCTATATTTTTCCATAAATTACGCCTTTTTTTCCAACTTCCACTTTTACTATCTAAAATAGAAAAAGGTGGCTCAATAAATTTATCTCGCAATAATGGGTTAGTTATTATTTCATTACCAAAAAGGTCTTTATTTTTGGCTTTTTCAAAGCCATTTTTGCCATCGCACATTTTAAAATATTTTTACATTAGTACATTTAATTATCATTCGTGGGATAAGTCGCTATACAGCACACAACACGCAATAAAATTAACCCTACGGGTCGCTACGCTTAATCTTATTGCCACCGTTGTGCACAATAAAAAATGCTACTATTTCGGTTCTTTTGGAAGTTCACACCAATGTGTAACGTCATCCATAAAAAACTCACCTGATTCACTATAAAAACCTTTTGAATCATCATAATATTCAGCTACTACCCATCGGCTATTTTTTGGGAAACTTTGCGGTGCATAAGCTAAGTAGCTACCACATTCAACCTCTGGCAATTTGTCTTTTACACTATAAATTTCGTTCATTATTTCCGCATTTTTAAAAGATGCACAACACCGTATATAATTCAAGCCGTGTTAGTGCTATCTTGTTTGTTTATAATCTTTAATTTACTTTATCTGTTATCGTAAGGTCGTGCCATTTATCGGCTCGAAATCATATACTTTTTCGTTAGCTACCATTGCCACCGCTCAAACTTCAAGCCAGTGGTCATTATAATCATTGTAGGTTTCTATATCAAGCCACCTCGCACGTAATCTAACCGAACTTTCGTTAAAGTAATCTTCTGCGTTATCTTCAAGGTCGGTAGTTAAGTATTCAATTGCATCCTCACGCTTTTTAAAGCAGTGGCTCATATCGTCAGTTAATGCAATTTCATATATAAGCTTCCTTGTGCTGTGGTAGTTTTCTGTTTCCTTTTCAACCACTGCATTTCTTAGTCTTTTTAGTTCATCGATTGAAAGCCCACCGCACTTAACGGTAGCTAACAATGCATCATAAGTCATTTGGGCTTCGGTGCGGTTATTATCTTTTTTCTCTTCATTCATTATTGTATGTTTTTGAAATTTTTACTATTAAATCCAAACGGCTCATATGCGAGTCGTTGTGGTGCATTGCAAATAATAAATAAGTATATGCAATCATTGAACGTCATCACGCTTTCAAAAGAAGCAACGACACCACAACAAGGTATATAAACAAAATTTATTCACTAAGTTTTTCTATTTTCTGAAAACCCCACACACGCTCATATCTCTTACCAAGCGTTCCGTCTTTCTTGTAATACTGCACATTAGGCATAACCTCACTGTATTTTCTGACAAAGCTTTCGATTACACCTTTCTTTTTGCCGTCAACAAGCACTTTATCGCCCACAGCAAGCTTAGTATCGTCTTTGTAAATAGCAATCATCAATTCTGTTTGTTCTTTACTGTTGTTACTAAGTTTTTCTTGGAGGTCGCTTGCCTCCGCACGTAGTAATTTTAAACGTTCTTTCATTTTAATATCTTTTGTGGCAAATTTGCCGTGAATAAATTTTGTTTATATACCAATCACGTTAACGGCAAGCTACACTATTTTAAAGTGCGTTAGCTTTGCCATTGGGTGTTCTTCATTATATCTACATTGGCTACCATCATCAAATCTGCAAGGGCAATTAAGTTTAGCCATGTCATTAAACAACTGCTCGTTTCCGTAAAATTCAAGCCAGCCGTTAACACGTTGTAAATGCAAACCGCTACTCTCGTTCAAATATTCGCCCTCACACTCTTTCAATACTTTTGTAATTGGTTCATAACCTTTACCCCCATTTTCAGCAAGTGCACTTACTGGGTAGTGTCCTGTTTCTGATTGTTCTTTTAGTAATTCATAAGCATATGCTAATGCTTCATAAAGTTTTTGCCCACGCACCTAAGTTTGGGCGGTTAGTAATTCTAATCAACTTATGTGGTCACTTCATCAGCAACCGATAATATACAACCGTACCGTTATGGCTTCATTTCTCCTCCTGCGTCGTCGCTTTTTATACATACCTATTATTTTTTTGTTTACACAAATCTAAGTATAAAAGTGTTTAGAATGAATATAAATAAGGGGTACAAAAAAACCGCACTATATTGGCGGCTTTGTATCTCTAATTCATTTATGTGGTTGGTAAGTCCGATTTAAACCATTTAATTAACTACTTCATATCTTTTTTGTTTGTTTAGGTTGATACTATTGATCTAGTCTAATAGTTAATATTGAGTTGTGAAATTAAGAATTCTATTATTAAGAAGCAATATAAATAAGAAACCCAGATTCGAAGTGATGAATCTGGGCAGTAAAGAGATATGAAATCTTCACAAACTAAACATCGTATTACGATATGATTGTGTAAATATAGTGAAATCATTTTGATTTATCAACTCCCGCGCTACCTCCAAATAAAAAATCTATAATAGTATTTAATTTCGTGTTAATACCTCCGTATATAGTACTTAATAAGGCTATTTGCCATTCTTTAAGATCTACTTTACCTACCACAAAATGATTTAATAATAAGTACGTTAATACAAGCCAGCATGCAAGAAATAAAATAGCAAAAGACTTTTGTAACCAACTATCGTGAATAAACATATTTCGAGCTGATTGACGATCTTTAGAAACTTCTTTGTAAGCATCTAATAAGAATTGCTGCTTCTCTTCTTTAGTGGTAAATAATTCATCGGCTAACTCTTTAGCTCCTTTCATTATTTCCGTTATCCCTGCGCCTTTTACTTTATTAAATATATTAAACATTACTTATCTCTCAATTCTTGCATACCTAATTTTATCTCTTTAATATCATCTTTTAAATTATCTTCCAATGCTTGTATTTTGTCATTCTGTGTTTTATCTATAACAGATTGTGTTCTTCTATTTGCTTCGTACACTTCTGTACTTACTTTTTTCTTAATTTCCTCTTGTGTCTGTTGATACAGCCTAACAGCTCTTTCGTTGCTGGATGATACGTTGTATAAAAAAATACTTGCTACGAATGATAATAACGCTACAACTACAATTGTACCCATGTTTAATTGTAGATTTTTAACCCATTCTTTCATATTATTTTATGTTTTTTACCCAATAGATACAATATAAATATTAATACCATTGTTCCAACTGTTATATTAATAGTTATTGGAGAATCACCATATTTAAAAAATTCATTCATATCATTAGATACTATACTTCCGATAATCACCAAAATTGAATTTATTATAAAATAAGCAGGTATAAAGCACGAAAACACCATTAAATTTGTGTCTTTTAGTCTTGGGATAAGATAAATAATTAATAATATTATAAATATATTATCTGTAAGATATCCGAATGCAGACCAGCATATATTATACTCAGCTTTATTAATGTATAATAATGATAGAGCTAAGTAAAGCCCTATCACTAAATATAAATAGTATTTCTTTATAAAATTAACCATTATCTACGTTATCTTCATCTGATACTTCATCTCCCTCTAGCTCTGTTGGAGGTATTTTTGGTGGCTTTACAATTGGCATAGTAATAAATTTTAATAATGTGCGTAATTTAAGTTATTTATTTTACCGCTGATATCTACACGGTAAATGTCTTTGCCTATTTCTGTTG